ATGGCTGGATATCGTATCAAATCAGATCCGCATCGATATTTGAAAAACCGCGACGGCGTTTATCAGTATGTTCGCCGCGTCCCCATGTCTGTTGCAGACAAGGATAGTCGCGCTCCTATCATCCGCATAAGCCTGAAAACAAGCGATTTGGCGTTGGCGATGACGAAGCGCAACGAGTACGAATCTGCTGACGACGCGCTATGGGCGCTGCTAAAGGCTGGCGCTGACGGGGATAAGGCTCGGGCACTATATGATGCTGCCATTAAGCGAGCAGAAGCCATCGGAATTTCATATGTGCCAGCCGATAGGCTGCTTTCGTTTACAGATGAGGCGCTTGCGGCCCGACTAAACCTCGTAACTGGCAATCCGGAGGAAGATGCGGCCGCAGTGGGTGCGGCAAGCATCCCGTCAGTGTCTGTGACGCAAGCCCTGAAAATCTACTTCGATGAGATCACGCCCGATGAACTGACAGGCAAGAGCGAAATCCAGAAAAAACGTTGGCGCGCCCACAAGCAGCGCGCGATCGACCATTTTGTGAAGATCGTTTCAGACAAGGCTATTGCGGAGATTACGCGCGAGGACGCGCAGAAATTCTACAAGGTCTGGCTTCAGAAAATAACGCGACCAGCAAAGAACCAAGCAGCGATATCCGCCAGCATGGGCAATCGCATGATGGGTGGTATGCGCGTGCTATTTGCCGAATATTTCAAGCACATGGGCGATAGGGATCGGCCAAACCCTTTCCGCGATCTTAGTTTTGCGGAGAAAGTTGAAAAGTCGCGCCCGCCTATCCCAACGCATATCATCCAAGGGAAGTTCCTGACCTATGGCCCTCTCGTCAGCTTAAACGAAGAGGCTCGCGGTATCGTCCTGGCGATGATTGAAACAGGCTGTCGACCAAGTGAACTTTGTAACATTACGGCCGAGCACATATTCTTGGCGGACAAGGTACCGCATATCCTGATTGCGCCGCGAAAAGACGCTGCAGATCCGCGTGAGATTAAAACGGCTTCGTCTGTTCGCAAGCTGCCGTTGGTCGGCATAGCGCATGAGGTTTTTAAGAAACATCGGAATGGCTTCCCTCGTTACAAAAACAAGGAAGACACACTATCGGCGACGCTGAATAAGTATTTCAAGGACAACGAGCTTTTTCCGAAGGGTGCCGGCTATACCGTCTATTCACTTCGGCATTCCTTTGAGGACCGCATGAAAGAGGCGGGCCTGGATGATGAACTGCGCCGAATGCTGATGGGTCATACAGTTGACCGCCCACGATATGGCACGGGCGGTTCTTTGGAATGGCGAAAAGAGCAAATGAAAAAGTTTACGCTGCCGTTCGATTCAGCCGTGATTTGATACGGTCGCGGATATTATCGTTCGCAGCGATGTTGCGCTGCATGCCTTCAACACGTTCATAAAGTGGCAGGAGATTCTGTTCAGTTTCAGGGAAGTACGCAATGACACCGGCAATGGCGTCTAGCCACCGCTCGGTGTCCGCGTAGGTGTATGCTGACATCCTCACTCCCTTTCGCGCAGTGCGGCCCGGCCTGCTTCGGTGATCGCGCATGATGCAGTCAGACCAGCATTAAGCATCGCAAAATGCTCGTCTGCGGTTATGGACACCGTTTTATAACCGATGGTTTTCCCGGTCGCATCGCGTTTAATTTTTTTGGCTTGCATAACGGTCCAGTTTTCAGGTGGCCCAAAGCAATCAACGATTTTCCCGTTTGAGCGAGATTTCCATGCGAATATTTCTGGTTCCTCGCACAGAAGGGATAGCATGCGTTTTTGGTTGCGCGTCAGCTTCATTCGGAACCGCCTTTCAGGGCTTGGCGCATGACCTTCGCGCAGTGCTCTAATTCGTCTGCGGTCATCTGCTCAAAATCAGCGCCAGTAACCCGGTAGAATGACGAGACGTACACTTTGCGCCGTTGCAACCCACATGCTGCTTGGTATCGATATTCGTAATCGCCAAAGTAATTTGCGTTTGTCAGATTCATTCGCTCTGCTCCCCAAGTGTGGAGGCGGCGAGCATGGCTTTCCATAGGCCGTGCGGAAGATAAGCCTCTCCTTCATAATGTTTGTGGGCGCTTTCATACATCTCGCGTGTCGGCTCCTGTAGAGCGGCGAAGATGACTTCTAAAATGTCACGTGCCGTATCTTCTGGCGACCCATCTCCATCGTGCCTGATGATAAAGGCTATTTCCTCGATGAGTTCCTTACTCGGCATGGTTGGCCTCCTGAAGAATGCGCCGCACTTCGTCTGCGGCTTCCTTGTCGGTTGGTTTGCGACCAAGCCGCGTTTCAAGCTTTCCGTAAATTGTGTGAGGGCCAGCGTTGTGCCATGTGGTGGTGACGATCATGACGGCTTCCATCCCAGCACGGCGCGGGCTTTGCGGAGGTCGCCAATTGATACGACAATCTTAACCGTCTCTTTGTCGCGCCAGCCTGTATCGTCTACGGCGCGGTCATTGGCATGGTCCGCAAACGGCTCCAACGCCTTCCTTGCCGCCGCGAGCTTGGCTTCGAGAGCTTGGGCGCGGTCCTTCCATTCTTTGTCAACAACACCTACTTGTACCAGTTTTTCGGTTAGGTATTCGGGTGACGTCAACTCCTTAACCCGCGCAGTCAGCGCCGCGTTGTCGGCTTCTAGCGCAACGGCTTTATCAGTCAGAGATTTCACAGTTGCTTCCAGCGGTTCGGTGTAACCGCTACCGGCATCATTGACCCATAGGATAATCCGTTCACAGTCACCCTCACGGGCCATTTCTCGGATTGAACGAAGCGTATCCCAATGTTGATCGCCGCGAACCTTCCACTTTTCCTTCTCCGCCCGTTCCGCCGCAATGATGGCCTCAGCCTGCGAGCGGAGACACCACGGGCCATGCTCGTTACGAGATAACCCGCTCAGCGTTCCATTGTCGTGCGCGTACGTCACCAGTCCCGTATCAGCAGCGGCAGGCGCGGGGCGGGTGGCCGTGGCTACCTTCTCTGGGGCGAATTCTATCTTCGCCGCCAAGCAGCCGCCGTCAGGACAGTTGCACATGTTCTGCTCTTGCATGGCCTGACAGACAGCATTTGTTGCGTCATCCCAGATTTCGCGGTCGCGTTCACTCGCCATGACGGTCGCCTCCTGATGGGCTAAGGCGGAATTTGTCGTAGGCTTTGGAAAGCTTTTCGGAAACCTGATTAGCCAGTTCGTTGCCTTCCTCATTGGGCAGGAATGACATGCCGAAGCCGTTCATAAGTTCCCAAAGCTCGGCCTTAGTAAATGTGACTTTGACGGTCGCGGGCTTGCTCATTCCGCGCCCTCCGAAGCTGGTGCAGAGGGGAGAGTATCTGGCTCATTCTCAAACGGAACGCGCTCGGAGAATGCGTCAAGGGCCTTGTCGAGCCGCTTAAACTCACACTCTGGCAGTAGCCATGTGTCGCAAGCTTCCCGCGCCGCAATGACCAGATTTATTACGTCCTGCGGCGTACTGCAGGATGGACAGTCTTCAATGATCGTGTCGCCGTGGCGACCTTTCCCGACAACTATTTCACCTTTTCCGCCGCACTGTGGGCACCCATCCCCCTCGACCTTACCGGCGTCGGCATGGTCCGGGGAGGAAAGGGCGCGGATTGCGGCGGCAAGCTTGAAATCGTGCGCAGCAATCACCCCAGCAATTTCATGTATGTTGCGCCCAGACAGCGCTTGAATGAAATCCGTATCTATCCCGGTGTCACGTCCCTCAACAAGGCGCGCCGCTTCCTCCAACGCCAGCTGACGCGCTGTGTGTAGTTCTGTTGCTGATCTCCTTTCGTTCGCAAGTTGATCTTCTAAACTTTCTGCCGTCGCTCCAGTTTTAAGGTGCGGGGAGGGTAGGAGGGGGATAGCAGCTTGCAGAGCTTCCCGTGCGATACCGCTCGGCAATATGTATCGCTTCAGGCGAAGATACACCTGCATGGCGACTACGGCCCTTTCACTCACCTCCATCACACCAACCTCCGCTGCCGGCGGCGATTGTCGTTGGCCGGATTACGACGCTGGCGCGGAGCGCCATAACGGAACCGAACGCCGGTAATGCGCGCCAGTTCGAAAGCGGTGTCGCGCAGTGTCTCAGCCTCAGCGTGATAACCAAGCGCGCGCACGGCCTTTGAGATCGACAGGACCTGCGCGGCGGTCGTGCCTTGCTGCTGAAATTCAACGGCGGTCAGCATGGGCGCCATAGCGGCGTGCGTCGTCGATACATGTCTGTGCATGTCATTCTCCTCGTGTTTGGTGGGTGCAAAAAGCCGTGGCGCCAGATGCGCAAGGGCAGTCATTCTGGGAGGTTCGGGGCTTAAGCGCCCCGTCGCTATCTTTCGCGCCTCATGCAGTGATCCCCAACCCAACGCCGCACACAGCAACGCAGAAGGCCACAACTACGGTCATCTCGACCGCTTCGCGTGCCGCATAGCGTAGCCACGGCTGAGGCCGGGCGTGCTTCTTGGCGCGATAATCAGGACGGCGCATAGGCTCGACATTGCCGTCCTTCGGTGCGTCGGTTTCCGTTTCAAAATCGTCGTCGGCAAGCAGTTCCAAAAGCGCGCGGTTCATGCTGCAGCCCTCCGGTCCGCCGCTGGAACGTTGTCGTTCGCGACGGGCTCAAGGTAGTAAAAGCCCTGATTTCCGCGTCCGCAGCTTTGTTTTGGAATTGTCCATCCATGGGGTGGCAGTATCTTGCGGAGGCCAACCATCGTTGTTCTGATAACGCCGACTGCGTTTTCTGGGCCACCATTTGGATCAAAAGCGTAAACGTTATCGACAAGATCACGCATGTGCATACGGCGAGGGTAGGCGTCGGACAGGGCTTCTATGATTGCCAGTTCGGTGCGTCGGAAATGGACTGTGCCCAGTTCCTCATAGGGATCGCGCTCCATTTTACGCAGCCTCCGCTAGCTCAACCGGCGAGCAACAGGCTACGGCGCCGCTCGTCTGGAAAACTTCGAACGTCTCGCCGGGGCACAGGGCAGCGAGGCGCGTCGCCTCGGCCAAGGCCTGCTCAAACGAGCCGTGTTCGTATGGCATGGTGGTGAAGACGCCAACGCGGCCAGTCTTTTTGCCGCGGCGGAATACAAAGAATCCGCCGCCGATGATTTCATTCAGGCGAGGCTTCGAGCTTCTTCTTCTCGGTGCTGTTGCGGTCATGTGGGTTTCTCCTCGTGTTTTGGTTGGTGGTCAGCAGATCGGCAGTTGCTTCTTCGTGCTGTTGAGGAGAAGGTAATGGGATATTTCACATTAGTCAATGGGAAACTTCCCAAGTGACGAAATTTGTTCAATGGGGTAAAACCCATTTATGAAACAAGTCACTGTAGACAAAGATCGTTTCCGGGCCGCGATGAAGAAAGGCGACTGGAGTATGAAGGCCCTATCGCTGGAAGCTGGGATGGGGGAAACTTTTGTACGCGACATCTTGGATCGCGGTGCTGTTCCAAAAATCGACTCCCTGAAGTCGGTTGCTAACATTCTGAATACTACTGTCGGGTATCTTATCGGGGAAGAGCCGGGAGTAACTTCAGTGGTAGGGCGAGTCGGCGCCGATACGAGCGGTGAAATAGTCTATGGAACTGGTGACGGCGGGTTCGGGGATGTCATTATCCCACCTGGCGCCGGGCCGGAGTCGGTAGCCGTTGAAGTGCACGGCTACTCTATGGGAACTTTCGTCGATGGGGCTTTGATCTTTTATAGTGATCAAAAGCTAGCCCCGTCTGACGAAATGCTTGGCGATATGGTTGTCGTGGGACTAAGCGACGGTCGTGCACTGCTGAAGCGGCTAACGCGTGGATCTCGACCGGGCCTTTACGATCTGGAATCGCTAAATGGCCCAACTATGAGGGACCAAGAAGTCGTTTGGGCTGCTGACATTGAATCTATCGTGCCGCCGCGACAGGCACGACGAATACGCATCTAAGGCTTTCGGGTGATAAATCACAATGCCGCGTTTGCGGCATTTTTTATGCGCTGAATAAAAAATGGGAAAAATCACATTGACAAATGGGATTAATCCCAATATATTTCAATCATCAACCGACGCAAGAGTTGTCGGAAACACAAAATGGCAGGCAACAGAATGAACATCCTCCCACGGATTTTCGCCCTTAATAGATAGAAACCATTTCTGAGGAGAAGCGCCATGATGAACACAGCCGAAAGAAGCCGCATCGCTTCCGCGCCACAAGGGCCATAGATTTCAAAAGGGACACTGCCGACTGAAACGTCGGCGGTGCTTTCGCTATTGCCAGGCTGGCGCCGTAATCCAACGCCGAAATGCGGAAGCGGAAGCAAATAATAAAGCAGGCTGTTATGGGTCGGCACCACCCGTTACCCCAGCCTGCCCGTACGTCGCGGTAAACACGAGGAGGGCCGAAGCCGCTTCTACGCCGCGATTTCCTTACCGACACCACTGCCGGTCAACGAGACAGATGCCGTTAGACGCGGCACTTGTCAACCATCGCCAACCACACGAGGAGACATGCAGCATTCATCAAGGCACGAACTGCAGGCAACTGCCGCCGCGCACCGTAAAAATGGCGCGTCGTTCGGGAAGATTGCGGAATTGATGGGCATTACCAGAGGCCACGCCTGGTCGCTGCTTTCGGAAAGATCGCCCACGCTACCGGCGCCAGAGCCAACAGAGAAGACCGTTGTGCGGCGCACAACTTTTAACGGCGGTTATTCGGGAGGATGCATGGACATTTATGTCTCGCTGCCCCGCATAACCATTCTGGACGGTCCATTTACAGGCACAGTCCACTAGCCTTTTGAGGCAGGCCGACCGCGAGGATGACGGGGCCGACGACTAACCTCCCGACGAGGAGGCAATCTTGAAAACGAAATATACGCGAACTGGCGAGCGGGATATGACAAACCGCAAGCCTTACCGGACATCCGCGCAAAAAGCAGAGGCGCGTGCTTCGGCACGTCTTATTGACGGCCGTTACGTTTCCAACGCGCCAGTCACTTACCACCGCGCACCGAAAAGAGGTGCCGCATGACCTGCGATTGCGGTGAATGCTGGGATTTGCCCGGCGAGATAGTCGTCCATAAGCTGTGGAAATGGAAGGGCATCATCATCGAGGAGCGCGACAGCTTTCGTTGGCTGACTGTGCGCTTCATGATTCCAGGCACGGGCCTTGTGCAACTTGAAGTGTCGCGCTTCGAAGTCGATCCCGTTTTTGAAGAGGACGGCGACGGTGTCGAGGCTGACAGGCCCGAAGATGACAACGTCATCCCGGTCGATTTCACCAAGAAAGTGAAGCTTACGAAAAACACCAAGACGAGGGGAGTAGCGTGATGACTGACAAGCAAACAGTGAAGGTTGGCGACAAGGTCAGATGCCTTGTGACGCAACTGGATGTGCGTGAAGAGGCGACCTACGAAGTCAAAACCGTCGATTTCGATGGCGGTATATGGGTGACCGATGACGTTGGTGACAGATTTTATCTGACAACTGACGAATACGAACCCCTGCCCATTGCTAACGCAACCGGCAAGCCTGCCTTCAAGGTGGGTGATCGGGTGCGAGTTATCCGAGACGGGAGCTCCCCCAAAGGCAGCGGGCATGGGGCCAATATAGGGCACACGTTTACCGTTAGCATCGACGAAGATGGGGACATCACGGACGGGGAGTGGTTTTTCTACCCGGATGAATTGTCCCTTTGTGAGGAACTGACACCCCTCACCATCGAAACCGGCAAGTTCTATCGTACCCGCGATGGGCGGAAGGTTGGGCCGATGGGCGCTTGGTATGATGACGGCTCCTGCTTCAATTCTACCGACTACCTTAATGGCGGTCTTTGGAAGCCGAATGGCGAGGCGTATTTTTCGAAGGCCAAAGACAGCCCGACGCTCATCGCCGAATGGGGCGACGAGTCAGCCAGCAATGACAATGCGCCTTTGACCACACCCGCAATCGTTGCTCTGATCCAAGACGGCCAGCCCAAGCCGTCAGAGCAGCCGAAGGTTCATAAAAGCGAACAGGCCGCCACCGACGAGGCTGAACGGCTTGCCGTCAAATATCCGGGCCAGAAGTTCGGTGTGTTCGTTCTCGCTGACTCGCGCATTGCAGATGTCGTTATTCGGAGGGCCGCATGACCTCCACCACGTACAGCCACACGCGCAACTATGCGCCCAAAGACTACGCGGACGGCGACACCTTATATGAGCCGGAAACCACGCTCGGACTTGGTGACCGCTTTCTATGGGGCTTGGCAGTTGTAGCTGCGCTCGCTCTGACCGTCGGCTTTTACGCATGGGTGTTGGCATGATTTCCTTCGCCACAAAAGCCACGGCTGACATGCCGTTCATCGATCCCGGGCGAAAGCCCGGTGTCGGCCGCATAGGGCAATCCTTGGCGCTTGCAGCGTTCGCGCTGGCAATCGCCACGACAATTGGAGCCTTCCTGTTCTGGAACCTGCTGCTGCCGTTCTACGGGCTGCTTTATCTGTGGGGTGCGGCATGACCGCCCCACGCGCATGGCTGCTCACAAGCCCGCCTGCATGGCTTGTCGGCTGGCTCATACTTGCGGCCGTCATCGCCGCAATCGCCGTTACCCACCACACCTACTGAACACGAGGAGACCTATGGCTCTATCTCTTTCAAGCCTCAAGTCGACGAAGAGAAACGATCCGCCCGTGATCCTTCTCTACGGCGTCGACGGCATCGGAAAGACGTCGCTCGCGGCTGAATTCCCAGACCCGATCTATCTGGCAACCGAAGGCGAGCGCCCGCCGTCTGACATCGAAATGGCAACCCCTGGCACGATTGAATCCTTCGACGATCTGCTGAACGTCATCGGCGAACTGCTGACCGAAGAGCACGACCGGCGCACCGTGATTATCGACAGCCTCGATGGGCTGGAACCGCTTGTTTGGCGTGCGACATGCGCGCGCTTGGGCGTGGCGAGTATTGAAGAACCTGGGTTCGGCCGCGGGTATGTTGAGGCCGACACCGAATGGAATGAGCTGATGGCCGCCGTGTCGGCTCTGGCGAGGGCTGGAATATACGTGGTGATGCTCGCGCACCCGGAGATTGTCCGCTTTGACAGCCCTATCACAGATCCATACTCGAGATATTCGGTCAAACTACATAAAAGAGCAAACGCACTGGTTCGCGAAAAAGTCGATATCGTTGCGTTCTTGAACTACCGCGTTTCGATCAAAGAAAAAGAGGTCGCCCGTCAAACGAAGGTTGCTCATGCCGAAGGTGGCAAAGAGCGACAGATACACCTGAACGAAGGTGCGGGGTTCGTTGCGAAGAACCGGTTCAGCATGCCGGATACCGTTTCCTACAAAAAAGGACAGGGTTTCGATGACTTGGCGCGATACTGGTCTCTAGCCAATGACAATGGCCGGCAGGAGACTGCATAAAAAATGGGCGAACGCGAGGCGCAGGTGAAAACCTGCACGGCATGCCGAGAGGTGAAGCCCGTCATTGCATTCAACCGCAACAAAAGCCGCAAGGACGGGCGCAGCAGCATCTGCAAGGTATGCAAGCGCAAAACTGACGCCGAGTATAGGGCTAGGAATCCCAATAAGAACAAAGAAGACTACGCAAAGCGGATCGCAGAAAACCCAAACTATTGGGCGGAATGGTACGCATCCAACCGAGAAGATGCACTGGCCAGAGTGTCCAAGTGGCAAAAAGAAAACCCAGAGAAGCGTAGGGAAATAAATAGGAAATTCCACGAAGACAATCCAGGTTACGGAAAAGAATGGGAGAGACGAAACCCAGATAAGGTGATCGCAAAAAGGGCAAGGGCGTATGCCAAGAAGAAAAATTCGCCAGAGTGGAAAGTCGCAAATACCATCAAGGTTGGAATATACAAAAGCCTGAAAGACCAAAAGGCCGGTCGGAAATGGGAATCTCTAGTTGGGTATACAGTCGATGAACTTATAGCTCATCTTGAGAAGTGTTTTCTGCCCGGAATGTCTTGGGGCAACTATGGAAACGATGGCTGGCACATAGACCACATCATCCCGCGATCGGTCTTTAACTATGAAAAACCAGAAGACATCGACTTCCAGAAATGCTGGGCTCTGTCCAATCTGAGGCCCTTGTGGGCAGCGGACAATATCAGGAAGGGCGCCCAACTTGATGCGCCATTCCAGCCGTCGTTGGCGATACCAGCCAACGACAACACCAATCCTATGAAGATAGGAAAAACCTAATGGAAAAAGCTCTAGCTGGCCTTGTGGCAATCGCGGCCATCCTTTTCTTTGTGCCGCTCATCGGGGTTCTCGGTGGCGCATTCGTTGGCTGGGTCGTTGGTCTGTTCTTCGCAGAAACGATCCATGCGTTCCTTGCCGCCGTTGGCATCAATGCGGCGGGCCTTGCGATGTGGCAGATCGGCGCTTCGCTTGGTTTCATCGGTGGATTCTTCCGCCCGGCTATTCATCGGGCGAAGGCTTAAACCTCGCCGTTACCACACCACCAACAACACGAGGAAATGACAGATGGCAAAACTAGCCAGCAGATTTGATGCGAGTGCTCACGATACGGAGCAACGCGACTACGAGGAACTGCCGAACGGCGACTATGAACTGGAAATCGAGGCGTCGGAGGTCAAGGAAGGCGCAAACGGTACCGGCCTCAAGACAACAATGACGGTTCTTCGCCCCGAGGAATACAAGGGCCGCAAGGTCTTCAATTTCTACAATCTGGAACACAAGAACGCGCAGGCGCAAGAGATCGGCCAGCGTCAGTTCGCGAGCCTTTGCCGAGCGATCGGCGTCTCGGAAGTCGAGGATTCCGAAGAACTGCACTTCAAGGCGTTTACGGCAAAGATTGGTCTCGGAAAGCCTTCCAAGGACGGCCAATACCCGGCTCGCGCCGAGATCAAGAAGTACTACTTCCCCGATGAGGGCAACGTCCCCCAGCCTTCAATCGACGCCAACCAGCCTGCAGCGCAGGCCCGTCCGGCCAATGACAACCGACCGGCCGCGGCTAACAGCAACAAGCCGGCACCGGCGGCTGCTGCGGCAGGCAAGAAGCGACCTTGGGGTTAAGCTAAACAACAGGCGCGGTTGCCAGCCGCGCCTACTACCACCGAACACGAGGAGACTTTGATGAGAGTCAGCATTGACCGCTCACAGCTCGCGCACGCCTTGGCAACTGTCAACCGTGCCATCGAAAGCCGCAACACGATTCCTATTCTTGCCAACGTGCTCTTGGCAGTCGAGGACGGCAAGCTGCGCCTGACCGGGACCGATCTCGACGTGGAGATAATGACCAGCCTGCCGGTGCTCGACTGCCAGCCCGGTAGTGTGACCGTCCCCGGTAAGATGCTTGCGGACATCGCAAAGCGCGCGACGGGAGACATCACCCTTGCCTTAGATGAAGGCCGCCTTACCGTCGCGTCGGGTCGCAGCCGGTATAAACTCGACGTCTTGCCCGCTGAAGACTTTCCGTCCTTCAGCGCAGGGAAGTTCGACACGACGCTTGAGTTGGATCTGGCCGCGCTTGTGGCGCCGTGTGTGCATTGTATCTCGACCGAAGAAACCCGCTATTACCTCAATGGCGTCTATCTGCATGCCGTCGACGACCGCTTGGTTGCTGTCGCAACCGACGGGCACCGGTTGATGCGCAATGTCGGCCCCACAGGCGACTTGGACTACGGCGTGATCCTGCCGCGCAAGCTCGTAGGATTACTGCCAAAAGGCGCGGTTACCGTCGAACTGTCCCAGAACAAAGTACGCGTCACGTCTGGCTCAACGATTATCACATCAAAGCTGATCGACGGCACGTTCCCTGACTATGTGCGCGTCATTCCTACCGGCAATAGCAACGTGCTTACCGTTGACCGACAGGCGCTCATGAAGGCGGTCGAGCGTGTCGCAGCTGTTGCCGACGACAAATCGCGAGCTGTGAAATTCGCCGTCGGTGATGTGCTGCGCCTGATGCTTGCTAACAAGGCCAGCGATGAAGTTTCGATCGAGTTCGAAGGCGAGCCTTTGGAAATAGGCTTTAACGCTCGGTACGTGAACGACATGCTTGGCGCGTTGTATGAACCGAATGTGCGCTTTGCGCTCGGTGATGCAGGCTCGCCTGCCGTCATCAAGGGCGAGGGCGAGTGGACTGCGGTCTTGATGCCAGTCAGGATATAATATGAAACACATCAAACCATTGCCACCCTTAGAGACTTTGAAAAAATACCTGAAGTACGACCCGGATACTGGTCTTTTGTCGTGGCAAGAGGGGTTAACTTACGGCAAGCAACGCCCTGCAGGAACGCCCGCGGGAACTATGTCTAAGGGTGGTTATTTGCGCACGTCGATAGAGCGCCAGATGTATGCTGTACACCGCATCGCGTGGAAAATGCATTACGGCAGTGATCCTGACGGCGTGATAGACCACATCGATGGCGATAAACTCAACAATCGCATCGCAAATTTGCGGGATGTTACACAGACTGAAAACCTTTACAACACGGTCAGGCGTTCGGACAATACGACAGGATATAAGGGCGTCGTCTTTGACAAGGCCAAAAACAAATACGCCATAAATCTCAAAGTTAATGGCGTACGTGTATCAAGCCGCCGCTTTGAAACGCCAGAAGCTGCGAATGATTTTCTAATACCATTGCGCAAATCCACTCTTGGAGAGTTCGCCTTCCACGGAGAAAGGAAGGCCGCATGATGACTGTGCTCAAGCCCACCGAAACCGCGATCTTCAACGCCATTGAATATGCACTACGCCATGAAGGCGTGACCGAAGTCGCGTTTTCAGAAGATGGTGAATACGAAATCGAAATCCACGAGGCGTCCAGCTTGATGCCGTTCGTCGAATGCCTGTTGCGCGAGTTGGAGGTGATCTCCTAATGGCGCCCCTCCCAAAAGCTGAATCCAGCACCGTCCGCGCCATCTACGCAGCTTACGAGGCCCAGGCTAAGTCCTGGGACTCGTGGGGCATCAGTGTGGGCGAGGCGGGAACCGAATGCGATAGAGCCCTGTGGTACGGCTTTCGCTGGGTGTCGGCGCACGAGGTTCATTCTGGCCGTCAGCTTCGACTGTTCGCCACCGGCAATATCGAGGAAGATCGGCTCGTTGCCGACCTCGAACGCATTGGCGTCGACGTCTACGGGCAACAGGACAAAATCAGGCTGGTCTCGGGCTTCGTCCGCGGGAAGTGTGACGGCAAGGCAATGGGCGTTCCGGAGGCACCGAAGACTGAACATTTGCTGGAATTCAAGTCGAGCAACGAGAAGGGCATCAAGGAACTACAGAAGCACGGCTGCCAGAAAGCCAAGCCACTTCACTATGCCCAGTGCCAGCTTGGAATGCACGATTTCGGCCTGACGCGCTGCTTATATCTGGCGTCGTGCAAGAACACCGATACGCTCTATGCCGAGCGCATCGAATACGACGTGGAATTCTGCCTGCGTCTGCTGGCACGCTGCGAACGCATCGTGTTTTCGGACGAGCCGCCCAGCCGTATCAGTGAAGATCCGGAGTTCTTCGGCTGCAGGTTCTGCAAACACCGTGGCGTCTGCCAAGAAGGCGTGCAGCCGCGCGTCAACTGCCGCACCTGCCTTCACGTACAGCCCGAGCATGGCGGTGATTGCCACATGTCATGCGCGCGTTGGAATAAGCCTTTGTCGATCGACGAGCAGCGCGACGGCTGCCCGGCGCACCTCTACCTGCCCGGGTTGATAAATGGCGAGCAAATAGACGCCGACGAGATTGCCGAGACTGTTACTTATCGCTTGGCGACGGGTGAGATTTGGGTGGATGGCGCCAACGACAACAAGCCAAACAATAAACAGGTGGCATAATGGCATTGCGATACTATCAGCGCGAGGCGGTGGATGCCGTTTTCGATTATTGGAAAGCCGAGGCGGGGCATCCTCTGCTGGACATGGCGACTGGATGCCATGCCGCCGGCACGCCTATTCTGCTGTATGATGGCACAACGAAGCCTGTCGAGCTCGTGGCAGTCAATGATAATCTTATGGGTCCCGATAGTAAACCGAGGCGAGTGCTGCGTACCGTGTCTGGTCGCGAAATGATGTATCGCATCACACCGGTTAAGGGAGATCCGTTTGTCGTCAATGAAAATCACGTTCTAAGTCTGAAGACGACCAATGAAGGTAAAAAAGCCACACGATTTCCCAATTCTCATAAGTCGGCAGGAACGATCGAAAATATCACTGTAAAAGAATACCTCTCGAAGGCAAAATATTGGAAGCACATTCGCAAACTGTGGCGAACTGGCATTGATTTCGACTATGTCGCGAATGATAACCTTCCAGTGCCCGCCTATATAGTGGGGGCGATGCTTGGCGATGGAAGCCTCGTACATAGTGTCGGCATAACTAACATGGACCCTGAAGTCCTCGATGAGGTTTGCGACTACGTGGAATCCATCGGGCTAAAGCCCCGCGTCACGCAGAAGGTTGGGAATAGGGCATGGCAAGTATTTTTCCCTGATGACGATGCCAGCCGTAGCGTTAGGAATCGACTGGTTGCACATCTGGATGCCGCTGGCATTTGGGGGATGGTCTGCGACCAGAAAAGCATCCCGCATATGTATAAAACGGGCAGCCGTGAAACTCGCTTAAACGTGCTTGCTGGCTTACTGGATACTGACGGCCACCTATCAAAGAATAATCATTTCGACTTCATATCGAAGTCGGAAAATCTGTCACGCGATGTGGCGTTTGTCGCGCGCAGCCTGGGGCTAGCGGCATATATTACCCCTTGCATGAAATACTGCCAGACTGGCGGCGGAGGGCAATATTGGCGCGTCTCTATTTCTGGCGACACTGATATGATTCCAAATAGAGTTGCGCGTCAGAAGGCGCAGCCTCGTCGTCAGATCAAAAATCCGCTTGTGACTGGTTTTGATATCGAGCCGATAGGAGTTGGCGACTACTACGGGTTCGCACTGGATGGTGATCATCTTTATCTGACTGAAGATTTCATGGTGCATCACAACACCGGCAAATCGATGACACTTGCCACGCTATTCCACGAGTTGATTACCGGCTGGCCCGACATGCGGCTGTGCTGCTGCACTCATGTCGTGGAACTGGTCGAGGGTAACTTTCTCGAGCTGATCGGTATCGCGCCGTTCGCTCCGACCGGTATTTATGCATCTGCCCTTGGCCGCCGTGAAGCGCGGGCGCAAATTCTGTTTGCGCAATTACAGACGGTTTATAACAAGGCGGCGCAGATCGGCCATGTTGACGTGCTGGCGATCGATGAGGTGCATTTGGTGCCAAATGACGCCAACACGATGTACCGGCAGTTTATCGACGCGTTGCTGGCGATCAACCCGGATATGAAGATTGTGGGTTTGTCGGCAACGCCTTATCGCCTTGACAGCGGACGGCTCGATGAGGGCGACGACCGACTGTTCGATAAGGTCGTCTATACATACGGTATACGGCAGGGCATTGACGACGGATATCTTTCGCCGGTCACGTCAAAGCCTACTGAAACCAAGCAAGACACTTCGCATGTTCCGATGCGCGGGAATGATCTTGCGAAGGGAGCATTGCAGGATGCAGTTGATCGGGACGATCTCAATGGCCGCATTCTCGAAGAGGTGTTTGACACGGAAGGGCAGCGCAGGACAGCACTGTTCTTCTGCGCGGGCGTGAAGCACGCCACAAACGTGCGCGACATGGTTCGCTCAATGGGAAAGTCCTGCGAAGTTTTGCATGGCTCCACCCCAAAAAATGAGCGTCGAAAGATTATTGAGGCATGTAAGGCAGGCGAAATCTGGTCAATCAGCAATGACAATGTCATGTCTACGGGAACAAACGTGCCGCGCATTGACCTCATCGTTGATATGGCGCGGACGAAGTCTGCGAGCCGATACGTCCAGCGTGTTGGGCGCGGTACCCGCGTGCTTTACCCGCCGCGATTTGATCCCGAAGCGGTGGGGCCGGAAGAACGCCGAGCGGCTATTGCGGGTTATCTAAAGCCAAACTGCCGTTACATGGATTTTGCGGGCAATGTCGCAGAGCACGGTCCGGTAGATATGATCGAGCCGCGCAAGCCGACAAAAGGCGACGGTGAAGCCCCAATCAAGGTCTGCCCGACCTGCAACGAGCAACTGCATGCTTCATTGCGCATTTGCTGGTGTTGCGGCCACGAGTTTGAATTCGATGAAACGCCGAAGCTGCAAAGCCACGCAACTGACGCGCCGATTGTGAGCGTTGCTGTTCCGGAGACGCGGGAAGTTACACGCCGCACATTTGCATACCACGAAGGCAAGGGCGGCAAGCAGGACAGCGTGAAGGTGTCTTATTGGGTTGGTATGTCGCCAATCAACGAATGGCTCGGCCCAGCCCATACCGGCTTCTTTAAGTCAAAGTCTGACAGGTGGTGGCGAAAGCATGGCGGTCAGGCACCTTTCCCGAAAACCGTGCTGGAATTCATGGAGCGCCAGAACGAGCTGCTGCCTACGGGTGAAATCGTCGTGAAGCCCAACGGCAAATACTGGGAAGTGGTCGACGCCATGCCGGGCGCTGCAAATGACAACACACCGGAGGCGAGCAACGGCAATGTGCCGGTGCCGGGTAACAGCCTGACGGACGACGAAATAAACGATGCGATGTACCTGTAGCGTTAACGGGATGCGCCGCGAGGCATGTTAACTTACCTACCGCTGCTTATCGCAGCAATACCAACCACCGAAACACGAGGAGCAATGATGACGGACAATTACGACCCGTATAACCCGGCACCTGCTGGTCACAACAGACCGCCGCTTACTGCGTACGAGACCATCAAGCAGGAGATCGAAGACCTGTTCGATGAGGCGAAGAACTGGGCGGACGGTGAGGCGATCGACAGCCAGGCAATTGCTGACGCGATCACCGAACTGCACGATAAGCTGCATGAGGCAGGGAAGCGCGCCGACGATGCCCGCAAGGACGAAGCTAAGCCTCATGACGACGCAAAGGCTGAAATCCAGGACCGGTACAACAAACTGATCGGCAATACTAAGTCTGTCAAAGGCAAGGTCGTCCTCGGCAAGGAAACGTTGCAGACCTTGCTGACGCCGTGGCGCAACAAGCTCGTTGCCGAAAAAGAAGCTGCGGCCAAGGCGGCACGTGAAGAGGCTGACCGCATCGCGCGTGAAGCACAGGAAGCCGTGCGTGCCAGCGCAGGCAATCTCGAAGAACGTGAGAAGGCCGAAGAACTGCTTGCCGTGGCTAAGAAAGCCGACAGATGGGCAAAGCGCGAAGACCGTTCAGCAACGACTGGCACAGGGCTGCGCACGATCTGGCGCTGCACGATGGAAGATGAAGGCAAGGCTTTGGATTGGGCTTATGGCCGCGCGCCGGAGCGCTTCAAGGAACTGGTCCAGTCGATGGCCGAAGAAACCGTGCGCGCCGGCATGCGTCAGGTGCCGGGGTTCAAGGTCTGGGATGAGCGGGTGGCGCGGTGATGGCGAAGGTTGGGCCGTGCAGATCGTTTACCCGCCAACAAATGATCTACTTTTATTGTAGCAAGCACAGTGGAATAACTACTTACAAAAAATACTCAGGGACGACACATGACGAAAATGGCTCAAATTATTGCCGACGTTGATTCTGTTGTGCAAGCCAACAAAGAATTCGCAGTGCAATTTATGTCGCCGAACAGACCGTTCTGGACAACAACACTTTTCTTGTTGGCGTCACTGCAAAGAATAGAAGCAAATGCGGCTGGCTTCAAAGCGATGGTTGAATGTCGAAATTATACGATAATGTCAGCTATTTTGCGCATGCAGATCGATACGGCTATGCGAGTAAATGGCCTCTTATTGATGTCAAACCATGAAGAAGGGATACGTCGCTTACTAGGCGGTGAAAAATTTAATAAGCTACGCTGTCGATCAGGAAAGAAGCTTCTGGACGGATATCTTGTTGAAAAGCTTTCGGAAGCGCATCCTTGGGTGAGGCTGGTGTATGAGCGAGCATCAGGAATGGTTCACCTATCTGGAACGCACATTCACCACATGTTCGACTATGCGGGCGCTTCCGAGAATAGCGGTACGGCGAAAATCGACCTTATCATAGGTGCGATTAATCCGACGATACCGGACGAGCTGCATGAAGAGGTGGCGGAGGCATTTCGCCACATAACGGCAATTGCTTCTGCATTAGTCATTACACTACTCAATCGCCATCCCGTTCACATCAACGATTCACCTTCCAAAGCGTCTTAAGTAAACTCAACAACTACCCTCCTGCCAGCCACCAACTGGCGGGTTACCACCACGAAACACGAGGAGATGAGGATGAATGAACCGCTACCGAGCGGGCCTTTCGGCTGCGTCCTTGCGGACCCACCATGGGCATTTAGAACCTACAACAAGAAGAACGTCGCGCCGGCTAGAGGTCGCCAGCCTTACAGCGTGATGTCGCTGGACAATATCAAGGCGCTACCTGTCGAACAGGTATGCGCCCGCGACTGTTTGCTGTTCATGTGGACCGTTTCACACCTGCAGCGTGAGGCCTTCGATGTGGCCGCATCGTGGGGATTCCGTCCCGTCAGCGTAGCTTTTGTCTGGGACAAGGGCCGAATGGGAATGGGTTATTGGACCCGACAGGAAGTTGAAATCTGCCACCTGTTCAAGCGGGGCAAGCCGCGACGTCTTAGCAAAGGCGTGCGTTCGCTGATCAAAGCGCCCCGCCGTGAGCATAGCCGCAAGCCTGATGAGCAGTATGAGCGCATAGAGCGGCTTGTCGACGGCCCGTACCTTGAACTGTTCGCGCGCCAAGCATGGCCGGGATGGTCATCGTGGGGCAACGAGGCGGGCAAGTATGTAGCTGCAAATGATAACCAGGATTTGCTGGGGAGGGTGGCTTAATGGCTAAGCTCACAAGGGCGCAAGCTCAGGCCCATGCTCAAGCAGTCGCCATCCTACAGCAGGAGCGGCTGTCGGAAGACGATAAGGAGTTTGTCTACAGAAACTGGAACGAAGGCGCGAACCACGTGAATGGCGCAGCAGGTGCTTTCTTCACGCCATTCGACATGGCGTTTGATTTTGCGATAGATGCCGGTGGCGGTCGCATCATCGACCTCTGCGCCGGGATTGGAATGCTGTCTTACGCTATCTGGCAACGCAGCCAATTCAACGACTGCAGGCCGCAAATCACATGTGTTGAGCGTAATGCCGATTATCTAGAGGTCGGGAAAAAGCTCTTGCCGGAAGCTGAATGGATTCACGCTGACGTGTTTGAGGTTCTCGATATGGGACTGGGGCACTTCGACAGTGCGATTAGCAACCCTCCATTCGGAAATATCAAGCGGAGCAGAAATTCCCCGAGATACAGCGGCAAAGACTTCGAATTCCACGTAATTGATATTGCGTCCCACCTGGCAGACTACGGCACGTTTATCGTTCCCCAAATGTCGGCAGGATTCAATTATTCCGGACGGCAGAGCTATGAGCGACAAACTAGTGGTAAGGCCGTTAAGTTTCAGGAACAGACTGGCATGCATTTCGATACAGGCTGCGGTGTCGATACCGCCTATTTCATCGATCAATGGAAAGGCGTCTCTCCAATGTGCGAGATCGTTTGCGTTGACTTTACAGAAGCGCGCCCCGTTGGCGCGAAGGCGCAACCGGCGAATGACAACCAGCTGCCCGTGCAGGCCAGCCTTTTCGGAGATGCCGCATGACTACCTGCGACCATCTTCACCAAAATGACCGGGGGCACTGTCATCCCGAAAGCGCCCCGGCCCAATGTCCTCTCGAGGGAGAGGTCTCCAAGCGTCCACATTGCGACGGTTCACTTGAAGTTGCTCACCATAACACGTCTGCTCAACCAGAAGTTAAAATAAATGCGAGGGGGGGCACATGACGGTTGCTGAAAACATCTGCCACATCTGCGCCCGCCACGCCGTAGGCCTCGGCGTACAAGCAGACCGCGAGCCGATCCGATGGCTCTGCAAGGAATGCGCCGACATTGCCGAACATATCCGGCACCGGCGGCGATTGGACCCTTACGAACTGCGCGCGCTTGATACCGGCGTTGAGGCGGTTGGTTCATACCTTCAAGAGCTTGGCAAAACCGACCTTAAGGAAATGGACGAGCTCGAAGCACGCATGCTGGTGAAAGCCGCGTGGGAAGGTTGCGGGCGGGGGATGCGGTCGGCTCTAAGTGAAGCTCCATTCTGAGGTCGCCATGACAGCCTATTACAACGAATTTGACCCGAAAGCGGCCGCTTGGTTGCGCGAGCTAATCGGGGCTGGCCACATCGCACCGGGAGATGTTGATGAACGTTCAATTGTCGATATTCGACCTTCCGACCTTATCGGATACACACAATGCCACTTCTTCGCCGGGATCGGCGTCTGGTCCTACGCACTCCGCCGAGCAGGATGGCCAGACGACCGGCCGGTCTGGACCGGTTCCTGCCCATGTCAGCCTTTCAGCGCGGCAGGCAAAGGAGCAGGGTTTACTGACGAGCGGCACCTATGGCCGCACTTCCACTGGCTTATTGAAAACTGCCGCCCTCCAGTCGTTTTTGGCGAGCAGGTTGCGAGCAAGGACGGACTTGGCTGGCTCGACCTTGTACAAGCTGACCTGGAAGGATCGGGCTACGCCAGCGGGGCGGTCGATACCTGCGCTGCGGGCTTCGGCGCGCCGCATATCCGACAACGGCTCTACTGGGTTGGAAAAAGGGTGGAACACACCACGCGCGAGCGACGGGACGAACAGCGGGCCGAACCAAGCGGGTGGCGCGCTGACATCGGATGCGGCTTTGGCATCGTGGGTGACGCCCGCTTCGCGGGACTGGAAGGACAGCGGGGCGGACATTCGTCCACGTTCGGACACGGGCAAGGATCGGTTCGACCAGTTGCCGAGGCAAGCGAATTTGGCGGGGTGGCCGACAACAACGACGACGGATGCTCTGCGCCATCCATCTCCGGATTTCACAACTCCGAACATCACGCTGAACCACGCAGCAGCATTGTCGGACGGTCCAGCCCGACTAGCGGCTTCTGGCGAGATGCTGACTGGCTCTTTTGCCGGGATGGAAAGTGGCGGCCTGTTGAACCCATCACATTCCCGCTGGCTCATGGGGCTGCCGCCCGAGTGGGACGACTGCGCGGTTACGGCAATGCAATCGTTGCGCCCGCAGCGCAAGCGTTCATCGAAGCGTACCTAGAAACCGAGATAGTGGCCTCCAACGACAATCACTGCAGTGTGGCAGCCTCACGATGTGCGTAAAGATAATTCATCAAGTCGGCCAGATCGTCGGCTTGCTCCTCACCCAGTCCAATTTGCCTGATGCCGTTCACTTCCGCAGCGTCGCCCGTCCAAACATCAATTACAGCCCACACGCCGTCGTACATTTCCAATGTGTCGTACCGAGCTTGTGGCATGGCTGTTTTCTCCAAAGGACTATTTATGAACAGTAACACCATATCGATTTCTGTAGAAGACCCCATGCTCGACGTCGCCCTGTCCTACACGGCGCGCATATCGGACTTGCCGTGGAACAAGCGCCCGAGGCACGCATACAGTTGCCCCCATACGGGCGATACAGCCACCCTTGGCAAGGTAAAATGTGCCAACGGCACGATCCAATATAAAGCGTTTTGCGCTGAGTGCGGCGGGAAGGGCTCGCCATTCTCGCATCAAGAAATAGCTGACCTTGATGATGGGAAAATACCGGTCATTGTCGATCATGCGTCTCTACCGTGCGAACGTTGCGGCAGCACAAATGGAACTGAACAGCATCACTGGGCTCCGTGGCACTTGTTCGATGACGCTCACGATTGGCCAACCAGCTACCTTTGCCGACCGTGCCATCAGGAATGGCACGCGAAAGTCACCCCGAATATGTATTCACATAAGGCAGCAGCATGACGACCACACCGACAGAAGTCACCCAGGAGCAGGATCCTATGCTCGATCTTGCTTTATCCTACGCCGCCAAGGGGTGGCCAGTATTTCCGTGCCGTCCAAGTGACCATTACGACCCAGATACAGGGGAGGTTTTCCCAGAAAAAGGCCCTCTGATCTCGAACGGGTTTAAGGGCGCGACGCTAAACGAACGTATTATCCGTGAATTATGGAAGCGAAATCCAGGTGCGCTGATCGGCATACCGACAGGCGAACGATCCGGTTTCTGGGTGCTGGATGTCGATGTGCCGCCCAAGCATGAAGATGGCAGGCCATGGCTGGAAGCGCAGATTGCCAAGCATGGTCCCTTAGAAACTAAGAAGGCTGAAACAGGCAGTGGAGGAATTCACTTCCTGTTTTCGCACGAACATGGCATCCGCAACTCTGACGTGGCCGTAGGTGTTGAAACACGCGGTGACGGCGGGTATTTCATTGCTCCCGGCAGCGTGATGGAAGACGGTCGGGCGTATAAATGGCTGAACGACGCGCCCATTTCGACGGCCCCACAATGGCTATTGGATGCACTGGTAAAACCTAAGTATGTTCCTGTTGCGCATACCGATCGTCAACTGGAAGACGCGGAAGCGGCTGAAGTCGAGGAACTTCTGTCTTACGTAAGCCCGGACTGCGCATACCCTGAGTGGGTTTCAGTTCTTATGGCCGTGCATTCGGCGCTCGGGTCTGATGGGCTATCTGTTGCTGACGCGTGGAGTTCACGCGGTAAAAAGTATCGTGCCGGAGAGGTCGCCAAGAAATGGAAAGGCTTTACCCATAATGGCGGTGTAAACCTTGGATCGCTTGCTGAACTTGCCAGGCAGGGTGGCGCTAATCTATCCGAAATTTCCAGACGTCATCGTCCTTTTCAGGACAATGACAATACGCCATATATCGACGCCACCAAGATGATCGCGTCGGCTCTGCAAAAGGCCAATGGCGTGATAGCGCCGGCAATTGAGCCAACAGAACTGTCAGAGGATATCGTGCTGGCGCACGCCGCCGCGCCCGACGATGATGCAAATGTTGCAATATTCAAGACGCCAGATGCGCTTAACAATGTTCCCGGATTAGTTGGCGATATCGCGAACTGGCTCACGGAAACGGCGCGCAACCCATCACCAATTCTGAACCTTGGCGCGGCATTGACTTATGTCGGGGCGCTAGCAGGCCGCCGGTACGAAGGACCAACCGGGTTGCGGACGAATGTCTATGTCATCGGTCTGGCGCCGTCTGGATTCGGGAAGGAGCATCCGCGTGCTGGTATCAAGTCGTTGGCTGGTGCGAGCCAGACGCTCGGTAAATTCTTCGGCGGCAACAAGATCGCGTCTTCGTCAGGGCTACGAAATCGCGTGAAGGCGAACCCGACTCTTGTCTATATGATCGACGAGTTCGGCGGATTTATGCGTAAGGTGACATCAGCCAAGTCGGGGAACCACGAGAAGGAAATCGCCGAAGATTTGCTTGAAATGACCGGCACGGCAGGATCTGTGTTCATGGGGGCAGATTATGCTCAGAACCTGGCAGAGCCGATCTATAACCCGAATGTCTGCATATTTGGAACTTCGACACCTGATGCATTCTGGAAAGCATTGGGCAGTGGGTCCATTATGGACGGCTTCTTGCCGCGATTTATCGTACTTGACGCCGGTAGTGAGCGACCTAAGCCGCGTGACCCTAAAAAGAGGGTGAGCGCCCCGCCGAAGGATCTGCAGGATAGGATTCAATCGCTCGTCGTGCATAGAAACGGCGGCAATCTGAATGGTATGACAGCAGATGGCAGCACGTCGATAACCCCAATCCAGGTTGCTTGGGGACGCGGGTCCAAGCGCGTGTTTGATGATTTCGTGACAGAAATGTTCAATGTCATGGATAATGCTGTCAGCGATCATGAACCTGTCTATGCGCGCGTGGCTGAAAACGCCATGCGCATCGCAACTATTGTGGCGGTTGGCGTCGATCCAGAGCGGCCAGAATTAACTGCGGATATCATGCGGTGGGCCGTTGAAATCGCCCGACGGTCTTGCCAGATGCTCTTGGAACAGGCCGAGCGTTATGTGGCAGACAACGACAGGCAGGCGGAATATAAGCGTGTCAGGGCCATTATTGGCGAGGGCAAGCGATCCGGCATGAAGCGCAGTTACCTCACCAAGAGGTTGAACGGCGTTATCGACAGGCGCCGTCTTGATGACATCGTGAACATGCTGATCGACGCCGAAGAAGTCGTGGACGTAATCGTCACGCCTCCTAACGGCGGCAAGAAATCCAGCGTGCTTTACTTGTCCAGATACGCCCCTCAGGCCGATCAGAAAGCCGCCTAGATGGTCAGAGCGATGGGGAATCGATAGGAAAGAAACAAGCCGAAAAATTTCCTACCGCTCCGAAAAAGGGGTCGATAGGAAATTTCGATTTCCTATCGCTCGAAAAAAAGACAAATTAAATCAATGGCTTGGAGCGGTAGGAAATCGCGTTTTTCCTATCGATAATGGCAAAAAGTATAACTATTACAATATCTTACCTCTTTCTATATATCGATAGGAAATAAAAATAACAAAACTATAAAAATAAGCCTCAAAAACGAGGGGGTACTACATATAGTTTCCTATCGCTGCCTGCGCGCGGGAACCCAAAATATTTGCCTGGCTATGCCTGTCCATTAACACCACATTTATTGTGACATTCCACACTCATCTTGCCGCTACCAACGGCGTACCGCAATCAACACGAGGAGCTCACATGGCACGCAACCGCATGCGCGCGCCTTCGTCTACGACCACCCAGATCACACGCATCAACGGCGCCCGCGTCAAGATCACCACCAAGGATGGGAAGGTGACGACCAAGCCCGCCTTACCGCTCGAATGGGAATTACAGGCGGCACAAGTTTCCGCTCTCCGCCGACTGCCGCAGTACCAGCGCCAGTTCCTACTGGCCGGAGACATGAACGCCAGCAAGCGTGGTCCAAGAGCTCAGGCTCAGGCAATCGCAACAGGAATGACCAGCGGCGAACCAGACCTCCGCATTTATGGCGAATACGGCCGGTTACTGCTGATCGAGAACAAGGTTGGGCAGGAAAGACTGTCGCCAGCCCAGAAAGACCGCCACACGGCCCTACAACGGCTTGGCTATACAGTTCTGGTCATTCGGGCCAAGACAACGACAGAAGCCGCTGAGCAGGCCGTTACGGCGGTTCTGGGATGGCTTGCAGAAGAGAAGGGGAAAGCAGCATGAAACAGAAATTGAAAGACAAGTATTTTGCGGCCAATGACAACAATCCGATTGACGAAGATCAACACTCCTCGTCGCCTTATGCGCGAGATCTAGAGTTACGAGGATGGCAGACCGCGGCAATTAAGCGCCGGGAAGAATTCGAGTTCTATGCGGTCGACGGCGTGTACCTGTCGGATCTTCTGAATGAGGAAGCAGCTTAATGGGAAATGTGATCTATCTGGACCGTGCTGCACGTGCAAAGCAGGAGACCAAAGCAATGGCTACTCAATTGCGACGCATCAAACAGCGGCAATCCATCGGTGATCCTGCATCTCCCGCGAATGATAACGAGGATTTCCCGCTTCTAGCTGTTCTCCGCCGTGACAAGCTGCACGGTTATATCGAGCTGGTTATGCAGTATCGTCGGTTTGTCGCCATAGCCGAAGCAGAGCCACTTAAGGGCCAAGACTACGGATACGATGCAGGCCTGCACGCTGCGCAGGAAAGCAAACGTCTAAAGGGCGTCGAAGATGTAGAGGCCGCTGCCGCACGAAACTGGGAAGGCGGCGTGAAAGGTGGAGAAATCGAATATTCCGGTAAGCTCCGCAGAAGCAAGGGAGCTTATGCTCTTCCTGCCATGCGCAAGGTGAATGTCAAAGTCGATGCCTACTTCGAGAACGACGACGGCACGGTTCCAATACCCAAGACCGGTAAGACGCCGAGCCTCAGTTTGAAGTTCACGGACGATCTGCTGCTCGAGAAAATTGATACAAGACCGATACTTGCCTATCTGCGGTCAATGCTCGGTCCGCTCATCGAGCCATTCGAGGATGCTGTGCTGGGCGGGCAGACGCTGGCCGAAATAGGCGAGAAGGATGGCTTCAAGCACAAGCAGGCAACCGCAGCGGGAAGGTCTCTTGTTTTCCGCGGGCTAGCTGCGGTTCAGGGCGCTATGGACGATCTGGAGCTTCATCCACTGGCGTATCGAAATATCTGGAATATCGCACAACCTGCGTAGTGCACCCCGATCCCCTTCAGCTCCCCAATGAGGGGAAGACTACATCAAGGCCGCCATGCGCGGCCTTTTCATTTCAGTGCGGTTACAAGAGCCGCCCCTGTCGGCATTGCCGGTGGGGTAACTATTCCAGCGCCGTCTCTCCTCCGGCTGCTGGTTCGGCGGGTTGAGCAACGGAAGATAAACCGGGCATTTCGGTGCTGCTCCCCGCCATCTGAATTCATGCGGAGTGGAGAAGTGGTCATCTCGTCTGGCTCATAACCAGAAGATCGTCGGTTCGAATCCGACCTGCCGCAACCAATCGACCTGTTCTAGGGCTAGGCCCGCGAGATCGCCTTTGCGGTCGCAGGTCAACCAATCGCCCGTGTAGCTCAGATGGAAGAGCAGCCGCCTTGTAAGCGGATGGTCCGGGGTTCGATCCCTCGCTAGGGCACCAGTTAGAAGGTAAGCATGGCCAGACGTGATCAGCGCAGCACGGAAGCTGCTGCTTACCGCAAACTTTATCGCACATCCCGCTGGCAACGCTTACGTGAGCGCCAACTAACTGCGCATCCATTGTGTGCCTACTGCCTGCAGCAAGAGGATGTCACGCCTGCCACGGTATGTGACCATGTGCGCCCGCATAAAGGGTGCGAAGAACTGTTCTTCGACCCCGACAACCTTCAAAGCCTCTGTGCTCCCTGCCACGACCGCATCAAGCGTCGTGAAGAGCTCGGGCAAACAGTGGTCACCTTTGGAGTGGATGGATATCCAATCGAATAACCATGCAATTCTCGACCTCTTGCATGGTTCAGGCGGGTGAGCTTCGGCTCCCCGCCTTTTTCATATGAGGTCGGCAAGGAGTCGAGACCTTGGGCATCATGAATTCATTAGACTGGCAATCACCTGCAAATGATAACCGACGTGTTTGCGAACAGTGCGGCAATTCGTTGAACGGTCCAGCATCAAAGCGGTACTGTGGGAAAGCCTGTTCGTCGAAAGCCTATCGGCTTCGCGATAAGGAGAATGGCAAGCACCCTAATGACCGCGCACCAGAGCACGTCTGCGAGTATTGTGGAGAAACGTTCAGGCGTCGCAAAGACAAACACAACGCCGCTAGGTTCTGTTCGCGAGAATGTGGGTTCGCGGCGGGTTCCAATCTGTCTGTCGTTCAGCGATATTTGGGAGTGATTTCTGCGTTTCGCGTGTCGTTCATTGTGAAGAGAAGCATATGCAGTGAGTGCGGCAAGCGTTTCGATACGCAGAACATTTCAGTCTCATTTTGTTCCCAAGAGTGCCGGGACGATTCGGCAAGAAGGCGCGCTAAAGAAATTAGATCAGTGCGAGATGACATCGACCGCAGTGAGCGGGAATGCCCAGAGTGCGGTAAGAAATTCATTCCTGAATACGGTCGCGCGCACGCTAGATATTGCTCTGATAGATGCTCATCTAAGAACAACAGGCGACGTGGCAAGGCGCTCCGTAGAGCAAGAACCAGAGGCGCTGAGAATGACAACTTCGATCCGATCGAGATACTGACACGCGATCGTTGGCGCTGCCAGCTTTGCGGGACGAAGACGCCGCGACGTCTGCGTGGATCAACGGATCCCCGGGCTCCGGAGTTGGACCACATTATTCCGCTGGCGATGGGCGGAAGCCATACACGCGCGAATACTCAATGTGCATGCAGGCAATGCAACGGAGCTAAAGGCGCAAACATTGCAGGGCAGCTGAGATTGTTCGGATAGGCCATGGGGCCTTCGAACTCGGCGCTTGCCTTCTCCCGGACCGTCGGGGGAATCGACTTTTAGCGCTAATACAGTTTTTTCTATGAGGACATTCTATGGCCAAGCGCAAGGCGCGCATTGATAGCGCCACTGAGGCCGTGCGCGTGATGTCGAAGGCAACGGCTGAAATTCAGGCGCCAGAAAACGTGCCGCTAGACAAAGCTGATCTGCCTTTTTTCAACAACGTTATTGCCGAATACGCCCGGTCCGAGTGGACATCACATCAGCTTGAGATCGCAGCAATGCTCGCGCGCACAATGGCCGATCTGGTTCGAGAGCAAGCATTACTGCGAGACGAGGGTGGAATAGCCTACTCGGAAAAGGGAACTCCGGTGGCCAATCCGCGAAAGAGCATCGTTCAGATGCATGCATCTTCGATCCTCTCATTCAGGCGATCGCTGTCTCTTCACGCGCGTGCGCAAGCGGGAGAGGCAAGAGACGTTGCCAAACGTAGAGGCGCGGCAAAAGAGATCGAGAGTGATAACCCGCTTGGTGATGGCTTGTTAGCTACGCCGGATTGAAGTGAATGGCAAAAAAGAAGCTGACGCGCGGTGAAAGCGTAATATCTTTTATCGAGCGATATTGCATTGTCCCCGAAGGGACACTGTTGGGAAAGCCAGTTAAACTCCTTCAATTTCAGAAGCGTTTTATTCTAGACGTTTACGACAACCCTCAAGGAACCTCGCGCGCTTACCTGTCGATTGCCAGAAAGAACGGCAAGACGGCAATTATCGCTTGTTTGCTTCTGGCTCACATCGTGGGCCCAGAAGCTTATAAGAATAGCCGCATTATTTCTGGCGCCAGATCCAGAAAGCAGGCCGCTGAGGTTTTCAATTATGCATCCAAAATGGTCTGGATGTCGCCGGTCCTCAGTAAGCTAGCCAAATGCGTTCCGTCGAGTAAAACCATTCTTGGATATGCCAAGAATGTCGAATATCAGGCTATTTCTGCCGAAGCTGCTACGGCTCACGGTGGGTCGCCCATTCTGGCTATCCTTGATGAGGTCGGGCAGGTTAAGGGGCCGACAGATAGCTTTGTCGAGGCCATCGAAACTTCTCAGGGTGCCTATGAAGGCAAGGCGCTATTAATCGCCATTTCCACGCAAGCAGCCACAGATAACGATCTATTCAGCCGATGGATTGACGATGCGGAGAAGTCACGAGATCCTCGCATTGTAAGCCATGTCTATGCGGCGTCGAAGGACTGCGACCTTCTCGACGAGAAGGAATGGGCCGCAGCCAACCCTGCGCTTGGAGTATTTAAAGCTGTCAGTGACGTCAGAGACTTTGCCGCCAGAGCGTCGCGCGCTCCTGACGTCGAAAACAGTTTTCGGTGGCTGCACCTAAATCAGCGCATCGATGCTTCGGCACCGCTGGTTTCGCCGGCGATATGGCGCGCATGTAATGCACCAGTGGACGATTTTGATGATGCGCCGGTTTTTGGCGGTCTCGATCTGTCGGAAGTTTCCGATTTGACTTCCCTGGTACTTATGGCGCCAAAATTCGCGGACGGTGAAACGGTTTGGCATGTGAGGCCAACATTCTGGCTACCGAGCGACGGGCTTTTTGATAGGGCAAAGGCCGATAGAGTTCCTTATGACGTTTGGCACAAGCAGGGATTTCTGGAAACGACGCCAGGACCGACGATTGATTATGAGTATGTCGCTGTAAAGCTGAAAGGCTTTTTCGACAAATACAACATCAAGAAAATCGCCTTTGATAGATGGCGCTGGCGGCATCTAAAGCCTTGGCTTTCCAAGGTCGGGTTTGAAGATGACCAGTTAGAGGGCGATGCAGCGGTCTTCGAGCCTTTTGGGCAGGGATATGCGTCGATGACGCCCGCCTTGCACGATTTGGTCGGCCATATCCTGAATAAGCGCATTGCACATGGCGATCATCCGCTGCTGACGTCTTGCATGTTAAACACGGCCGTCAAGATGGACCCATCGGGCAATAAGAAGCTGGATAAAAGCAAGGCACGCGGGCGCATCGATGGAGCTGTGGCGCTCGCGATGGCGACAGCAATGGCTGGGACCTATGAAGGCTTGGCCACAGCCGACATCGACGACTTCATCCAAAATATGATCACCATAACCTGGTAGGAGTGCCCATGGGCCTTTTGACTTGGGTTGGGAAGCCTTTTGGGCTTCTTTCCGGCCCATGGCGCGCATTCTTTGGAATGTCGACGACAAGCGGCGAGACGGTTACCTATGAACACGCCATGCAGCTTGATGCTGTCTGGGCGTGCGTGAACCTGATTTCGAATGCCGTGAAAACTTTGCCCTGCAATGTCTATAAGGGCGACGGCGTGGACGTCGACCGCGAGAACCCGCTGTACGAACTTCTGCACGACTTGCCGAATCTGGATGATAGTGCGTCTGATTTCTGGGGTATGGCTGCCCTCTGCCTCTGCCTTGATGGCAATTTCTTCGCGGAAAAGAAGAAAAACGGCGGCCGGCTAGTAGCACTGAACCCGTTCAACCCGCTTTGCGTCGATGTAAAGCGCGATGATAGGAACAACCGCTACTACGAAGTCACCGAACAGTACAAGAACGGCAAGAAGGGTGGCGTTCGCAAAATCCGTGAAGAGGATATGCTTCATGTCCGCGGGTTGGTCATGCCGGGCTGTGATCGTGGCCTGTCGCCTATTGCCGCGCAGCGCAATGTGATCGGCAACGCCATGGCTGGCGAAAAAACGTCTGGCCGTATGTTCAAAAACGGCATGATGGCTTCGGTCGTCTTGTCATCGGATCAGGTTCTGAAGCCCGATCAGCGCAAGCAGATCGCTGAATCGTTGCAGGCTTTCGCCGGCGCCGACAAGGCAGGCGGAATCGCGGTGCTGGAGGCGGGGCTAACCCCGTCGCAGATCACTATCAATCCAAAAGATGCGCAGATGCTTGAGACGAGGCAGTACAGCGTCGAGCAGATTTGTCGCATTTTCGGTGTGCCGCCTGTCATGATTGGCCATGCCGCGAATGGCACGACGACTTGGGGCAGTGGGATCGAGCAATTGATCCTGCAGTTCACCAAGACGTGCCTCACGCCCATGCTCAGAAGTATTGAATCGGCGATCTACCGAGACTTGCTTGATGCGAAGACCCGCAAAACTACCGTGGTGAAGTTCAACATGGAAGGCCTGCTGCGCGGCGATAGCCAGGCGCGGGCGGAGTTCCTGCAGAAAATGGTTCAGAACGGCATCTATACGCCGAACGAGGCCAGAACTTACGAAAACAAGCCCAAGATGGATGGCGGCGACGAATTGATCGTCAATGGCACCATGCAGCCTCTGTCCATGGTCGGACATAACGGCGGTCCTCCGCTGGACGATACACAGCCGAGCGCTGGATAAGGGAATTTCATGAAATTCGAACACATTTTGACGGCCTTCGAGGCCGAACCGTGGGCGATTCAGCGCGAAAAACTGGCCGTTTTGGCTGATGTTCTTGCGGCACGTGTGGCGGGCGACAAACTCGTCACACCTGAATTTGCAGCGGCTGTTTCCGATGCTCGCGCCAAGGAAATCGCTGAAATTGACGGCAAGGTCGCAGTGATCCCGGTTTATGGCGTTCTAGCCGACCGAATGGACCTGTTCTCCGCTATGAGTGGCGGCACGTCTTATGCCGGCATAAAGCGTCAGCTGCATAAGGCGCTGTCGAATGAGGATGTGAAAGCCGTTGTTCTTGATATTGATAGTCCTGGCGGCTCAGTACCGGGCACGGACGAACTCGCAACGGAAATTCGCAAACTGCGCGGCGGTGAAAAGCCGATCATAGCGCAGGTCAACTCGCTCGCTGCGAGCGCTGCCTACTGGATCGCGTCGTCGGCCGACGAAATCGTCGTTACCCCGTCTGGGCGTGCAGGGTCGATCGGTGTCTATACGGCGCACGACGATATTTCTGCCGCGTTGGAAAAGGCTGGCGTCAAGCGAACCTACATTTCGGCGGGTAAGCACAAGGTCGAAGGCAACGAAACCGAACCGCTCGGAAAGGACACGCTGGCCTACATTCAGGACAGCGTAAACCGCTCCTACGGTCGGTTTTTGCAAAGCGTTGCCGATGGGCGCGGCGTCACGAAATCCAAAGTCGAAGACGGTTTTGGTCAGGGCAGGGTGTTCTACTCTGAAGCGCTGATCGACCGGGGTATGGCTGATCGTATTGCCACACTTGACGAGACCTTGGCCCGACTGGGCGCGAACACCGAGCCGGAATATGTCCGCCGCGTAAAGGCGGCCAACGCCGCAAAGGCAGAAGCCGCACAATTGTTGGCCAGCAAGATGGCCTCTGGCGAAGAAATCACCAAACGCGAATTCGAGAACGGCCTGAAGGGTCTTCTTGGTCTTTCGAATTCGGAGGCGGAGCGGGCCGCTCGGCTCTACCTCAAGTCTGATCAGGGGGCTCCTGATGACGATGCGGATGCTGCCGCTTTGGCAGCGGTCACACGGCTGATTGCCGAAGCAAAGACATTCAAAATCTAAATCAAAGGAGCCTTTCATGGCTGAACTAGCAGAACGCATTGGCGAGCTGGGCGCTTCGCTCGCCTCCATTAAAGAGCAGGTCGGCAATCTTGCGACCGATTTCACCACGCAGCTGCAGCAGCACGGAAATGTTTCCACCGAGCTGACCGGCAAGGTCGACAAGGCGCTCTCCGAGCTTGGCGACACCACGACCCGCATCAGTGAGCTGGAAAAGCGCGCGGCTCGTGAGAAGGAACTTGGATCGGATGAAGGCCCGAAGGGTCTTGGCGATCATCTGGTGGATTCGGAAAAGTTCGCGTCCATGGATAAGAACGGCGCGTTCCGCGGTTCGATCCGTGTGGGTGTCGAACGCGCTGACATTACCTCAGCGAACACTACGGTTGGCGCTGGACGTTCGGCAGGCACTTCGCTCGTGCCGGGTCACCGCGTTCCAGGTATTGTTGCTCCGCCGCAGCGTCAGCTTACAGTTCGCGATCTCATTGCTCCCGGTCAGACTTCAAGTAATAGCGTCGAATATGTGAAGGAAACCGGCTTCACCAATAATGCCGCTCCTGTTGCAGAAACGACCCTGAAGCCGAAGTCGGACATCACGTTTGACCTCACCAGCACGCCGGTTCGCACTATCGCGCACATCTTTAAGGCGTCGCGACAGATCATGGACGATGCTCCGGCGCTGGCGTCCTACATCAACGCTCGCGGCACTTATGGCCTCAAGTTCGTTGAAGAAGGCCAGCTTCTCAATGGTGACGGCACCGGCCAAAATCTGAATGGTATCCTTCCGCAGGCGACTGCATTCGCACCGGCGATTACCGATATCGACAACGAAACGGCAATTGACCGCCTCCGTTTGGCAATCCTGCAGGTCATTCTTGCTGAGTATCCGGCGAGCGGCTTTGTTCTACACCCGACCGATTGGGCGCGTATTGAACTCACCAAGGACCTCGGCGGCAACTACATCGTTGGTAATGCTCAGTCGCCAATTGGACCTACGCTATGGGGCCTGCCAGTCGTTCAGACGCAGGCGATCGACGCGGGTGAATTCCTGACCGGTGCATTCAATCTGGGTGCGCAGATCTTCGACCGCATGGGCGTAGAGGTTCTCCTGTCCACTGAGAACGAAGACGATTTCGTCAAGAACATGATGACTATCCGAATCGAAGAGCGCCTTGCGCTGGCGGTTTACCGCCCTGAGGCATTCGTGACGGGTAGCCTTATCCCTACGCCTTAATCTATTAGCCAAGGCCATCGGATCGTCCGGTGGCCTACTTTGCGAGAGTATTAATGTCGATAAAAAGCGTATCAGTAGATAAATCACTTGGGAACTTTGATCGAGTTTATTGGGACGCTCTAGCCCCGGGGGATGAAGGTGAGCCGCTGGCCGCTGGCGGTTATAGTGCGCTGTGCATCCATCTGAGAAAATCAGGCACCTCCACGGGAAGTGTCGTGGTAGACGGGTCCGTAGATGGCGGGGCAAACTGGTTCTCGCTGGCCACGGATGGCGGAGCCAACAGTGTTTATCGGGTCGTCGATAATCCTCCTGAATTGGTCAGAGCACGAGCAACATCAAATATGGCAGATGGTTCGTCAGCATATGTGAATATTACCGCGAAGTTCAGTCATCTGGCTGGCCGCTGTTAACTATCGACGGGGCGCTTCGGCGCCCCTCCTTTTTTCAGAACCAAGGGAGCCACGCATGGCCGCACCAAAAATCAATAAGCGCCGTTTTGCCAGCTACCTTGGCGCTGGTGTTATCTCTCTTCCGTCTGTACCCGCCAATACTGTCGCACCGGCCATTACAGGCACGGCACGTGTCGGACAGACGCTAACCGTTTCGAACGGTAGTTGGTCAGGCAGTCCATCGCCCACATTCTCACGTCAGTGGAAACGCGGAGCGACCAACATAGGTACTGGCGCTGCAACTTACACGCTGGTTGCTGCTGACGCAGGGCAGGTCATTACATGTGTAGTTACCGCCACAAACAGTGAAGGTTCGGCTAGCGCCACCAGCAACGCTACCGCATCAGTGACGCAGACCCCGGCTAATACCGCATTGCCAGCAATTACAGGCACGGCACAGGTGGGCGCTACTCTGACAGTGTCGAATGGCACTTGGACGGGCACTCCAACGCCGACCTACACGCGCCAGTGGAAGGCTGACGGAGCAAATATCAGTGGTGCGACCGCTGCAACCTACGTACTGACCGAAGCCGAACTAGGCAAGGTCATCACTTGCACTGTTACCGGCACGAATTCAGCAGGTAATGCGAGTGCCACTAGTGCCGCGACTGCCGCGGTTATTGCGGCAGCCTAATCATGGCACTGGTTGACCTCGAACTGCTGAAGAAACACCTTCGTGTGTTTCATGATGACGAGGATGCTGAGCTTGAAGTCTATCTGGCCGCTGCAGAGACGATCGTCACGGAATATGTTGATCGTGAGATTGTGGGAACGGGCGCGACGCCAACCATGCCGGACGGCATTGAGTTAACCCCGCCCATAACGGCAGCGATCTTGTTGGTTGCGGCTGATCTGTACGAGAACCGCGAACCTGACATGAAGGCCGAAGGCAACGCCGTTCTGCCACGTCACGTTCGGGCGCTGCTGGCGCCATATCGGGTGTGGCGCACATTGCCGGTGGAAGAATAATGCCCTGGCTCCACTTCTCAGCCACTTACGACTTCATTCCCAAACCTGCGGTGACCATCCGCTATCCGGCGGGCTACGTTGGCTTGGTGACCACGCCTTGCGCTAATCGCGCTGTTGCCGCTGGCAAAGCCGAGCGACTTCCAACTCCTACGAAAGACGAGGCCGAAGCATGGCGAAGCGCGCAGGTGCCGGCAGCCTGAACTGCCGTTTGACGTTTCAGCGTCGCGAACAAATAAGCGATGAGTGGGGCGGTACACGCGGTGAGTGGGTTGACCAATTCACCGTGCCGGGAAGGCTGGAACCACGTTACGGCAGCAATGCGGAAAGCATCATGGCAGCGCGAATGCAGTCCATGCAGCCGTATAACCTGACAATTCGTAGCAGCACCGCGGCAAGGCAGATTACTGCATCTTGGCGGGCTTACGACGCTCGGGCTGGGAAGACTGGGGACAAGCCGAACCGGGTTTTCGGAATTAAGACCGTCGTCAATCCGGACGAGCGTGGGCAGTACATTGAGATGCTGGCGATTGAAGGCGAGGAAACGTGATGGCTCGCAGATCGACAATTATCGGACTGGTCGCGCTAGATAAAAAGCTCAAACAACTTCCAAAAATCGCGAAAGAAACCATCAAGGCAGCGATGGAAGATGGCGCCAATCAAATCGTCGAAATGATGAGGTCATTGGCACCAGATGACAGTGGTGATCTTCGAGACAGTATTGGCTGGACGTGGGGAAAGGCCCCCAAATATTCGACTGTTCTGGCACTCGCGAAATCCAGCCTTGCCGGTGATTTGACAATCACGATCTATGCTGGGAATTCGAAGGTGCGTTATGCGCATCTTGTAGAATTTGGGACCGCACCGCACATCGTCGGCGGCATGTTCGCGGGCGCGCAACATCCGGGCGCGAAAGCATCTCCATTTTTCTTTGTTTCATGGCGAGCCAACCGGAAAAAGGTCAAGAGCCGAATACGGCGCGCGATTACGCAATCAGCAAAGCAGGTGGCGTCCAGTGGATCCAGTACTTGAGTTGCAAGGCGCAGCGATTCAGCGGCTTCGCAGCAATGCTGACCTCGTCGCCTTGATAGGTCAGCGCAGTTACGACAACCCTCCCACGAATGATCAGGGGCAGGTTGCGCCGTCAATCTTCCCATATGTCAGTATCGGACCATCCAGCATTCAGGCGGACGATGCCTACTGTATTTATGGTCATGATATCATTTTCCAGTTGGACGCCTGGTCGCTGGAACTGCCCCAAAAACAGATACGCGACATCGCGAATGCGGTGCGTCTGGCGCTCAGAGACTGGGAGCCAACCCTGTCCAACAACGCCTTGGTTTCGTTTGAACACTGGCGAACTGATTACATCAGGGATGGCAACGTAAACCACGCCTCCATCCGCTTCACGGCCTTTATCGAGCAGCCGTAACCCACCCTCATAAAACTATTCACGGCTGCCCTTTGGGTGGCCTTTTTCGTATGGAGGCCAGTTTGGCTAGACCTGTTACTGCCCGTTTCGGCAAGTTCCTCGTACTGCTTGGCGACGGCGAAACTCCTGAAACGTTTGCTATGCCGTGCGGCTTTACCTCAAAGTCGCTCAATCTTTCCAACAATCTCACCGAAGTCGAAATTCCTGATTGTGACGATCCTGACGCGCCTTTTTGGACGTCGCGCGATATCCAGTCTATGACGGCTTCGATCAGTGGCGAAGGCGTCCTTGCTGCTGAAGCCATTCCGACTTGGTCGGCTGCTCGTCAGAATATGGACGGCGTTTCGGTCCGTATCGAAGTCGAGTTTTCCAGTGGCAAGCTGGCCTATGAAGGCAAGTTCAAGTTCGAATCGTTCGAAATTGGAGCTGAAAACGGTGGACGCGTTACCGTTACGGTTTCGATGCAGTCTGACGGCGAAGTCACCGAAACCTGGACGCCAACTCCATAATGGCTAGGGACGCGAGCATTACGCTTCCTTTCGGTGCCGAGGTGAGAACTTTTCGCCTCGGTATCGAGCAGTTAGTGAAGCTTCAAGAAGATCTTGATATGGGGCCATACGTACTTTGGGATCGTATGAGAAGCAGGCCCCGCCTGACCAATAGCCATCATATCGAAGAAAATGGCGAAGTGTCTAAGGTTGTTATCGGCCTTGATGGGGAAATCGATCCACCGGCATTGCCGCCGCTTTGCGGTGTAAAGGAAATTCGGGCCATAATTCAACATGGTCTTGAAGGCGGCGGGATGGCGGTTCGCGATGCATCGAGCTTGATACGATCTACCCTCGGCACAGTACATCGGGACGAAGACAGGCTTCTAGCGATCGCGATCCTTTCTGTTGCAATCTATGGGGCGCTTGACGAAAAGCCGGGGGAGCCAGAGGCGGCAAATCAGGAGAGCCAATCGACGATCTTCCAAACGGAAAGATCAGATTTGCCGCAATCTACGGCAACGGCGTAGCAATAGGCCTGTCGATATCCGAGATTAAATCCATGTCTATGTGGGAATATATGTCAGCATTGGACGGCTACGCAAAAGTGCATTGCCCAAAAGATAATGGATCGATGTCGGATGAAGATCGAGAAGTATTATGGGAAATGGTGCAGGAGCGGAGTTAGCGAGGTGGTTAAATCTTCCCCACTAGTGGCTTTGCATCATCTAATAAATTACCAAGTCCATTATTCTTAAAGTCATTATCTGTCAGATGTTTGTTTTCTAAGCATTTGACAGCGTGAATAACACGCCAATCCTGCGTGAAATTCTTAGATTTAAGTTCAGATATCATCAAATCGCACACCCGCTTCTCCGCGTGCGTGTTGGCTAGTTCCTGTTCTTCCCGCCGCTGGTACTCGCCCCAAAAGAAATACACGACAAACGCTATAATCGCGACGCAAGCAGCGCCCACTAGTGCCTTCATCGTCGCCTCCTAGCCCACTTTCAAGCTTTTTATCAGGACATCGCGGCCAATGGCAACAGACCTTGAAAGGCTGGTGGTTCAGCTGTCGGCTGACATCAAGTCGTACCAAAACGCTCTCAATAAAGCGAATAACGTCTCCAATCGCCAGTTCAAGGCAATCGAGAATCGCGCAAGGCAAATGAATAGCAATCTTGATGCTATTTTTTCCAAGTCTTTCCGTGGTCTTGTCGCACCACTAACTGGCATCGGAGCCGCGCTCGGCACGCGAGAAATACTGCAGTACGCCGATGCTTGGACAAGCGCAAAGAACAGTCTCGCGGTGGCAGGGGTGTTGGGCGCTCAGCAACGGCTGGTGCTGGATGAACTATATCAGTCGGCGCAGGCGAACGCTGCCCCGATCACGGCGCTAACCGATCTTTATGGTAAGGCGGCTCAAGCATCAGATAACCTTGGCGCCAGTCAAGAAGACCTTCTGAAGTTTTCTGATGGTGTGGCTGTCGCCCTGAAGGTGGCCGGAACAAGCGCGACTCAGGCATCTGGCGCACTTACACAGCTCGGCCAGTTGCTAGGGCAGGCCCGTGTACAGGCGGAAGAATTCAATTCAGTCAATGAAGGTGCGCGTCCTATTCTGATGGCCGTAGCCAACGGCCTCGAAGCTGCTGGCGGTTCGGTCTCAAAGCTCAAATCCCTTGTCACCGATGGCAAGGTCAGCGGGCAACAGTTTTTTCAAGCCTTCTTGAAGGGCCTGCCGACGATCCAGTCGATGGCGGCCAACGCAACGCAGACGATCGATCAGGGGCTAACTAAGGTCAACAACGCGTTCACCAAGTACATTGGGCAGAGCGACGAAAGCCTTGGAGCATCTCAGCGTTTGGTGCAGGCGCTCAATGCGCTTGCTGACAATTTCGGCGCAACAGCTGATATCGTTCTGAAGGTCGCTGGTATTATTGCTGGCGCGCTTGTTGGCCGATCCATTGCCGGTATGATCCGGTCCCTCGGTATAGCCACCACATCGCTCTGGACTTTTGTCGGGGCGCTGCGAGCCGCATCTTCTGCCAACGGTCTCGCAACCGCCTTTGGCGGACTTGGTGCTGCTGCTGGCCCAGTTGGAGCCGTTATAGGTGGTACCGTTGTTACTGCGCTGGCTCTTTTTGCTAGCAACAGCGATTCTGCAGGTGTTGGAGCTGATCTATTCGGGCAGCGTCTTCGCAAAATGGGCGAAGAAGCCGAAAAGGCCGGCAATAAGGTCGAAGAGGCGAGCAAGAAAGTTGGCGGTGAAGCAGCCTTTAATGCCGGCAAGGAAGTAGAGTATTCAGTCACGGCGCTAAATGAAGCAAAAACGGCAGCCGACAATCTTTTCGAGGCATGGATTCAGGTTCAAGGCCTTAGCCTTGTAACCGATGCGCAGCGTGAAGAGCTTGAAAAGCTCAAAAAGGGTCTCGATGACGGGACCATCTCTGCCGAAGATGCCAAGAATGCCATTTTCGATATGGCAAAGGCTGACTACAATTTTGAAGAAGCAGCTAACCAGTTTAAGCCTGTTCTTGATGCGCTTGCTCTCGTTAGTGCCGCAGCAAAACAAGCTCAAGCCGATATGGCAAGTCTATCCGGCGCAACCATCACGGAAGGGCGCGACGAGCGGTCCTCGAAAGACCCCTACATCCAGGCGCGCGCGGCGGGGAATGCTTACATCGCTGAAGCTCAGCGCAGAAATTCTCTGAGCAAGGAACAGCTATCCATTGAAATTGAAATTGCAAAAATCAGGAAGGATGCTGAAAAATCAGGGGCCGCGCTAACTGATAAACAAATCCGCGAGCTTGCGGAGGCCAATGTAGCCGCAGACAGGCGCCGCACGGAAGAGGGAAAGAAGCCTAAAAAGCCAAAAGCCACTCCGAAATCTGCCGACCAGAAAATCGACAGTGATGTGCAAGCGGTCCGCGATCGAATTGCCGCAATGCAGCTTGAAACGCAACTGGTCGGTAAGTCGTATCAGGAGCAGGAAAAGCGGCGTATGTCGCTGGAACTGGAGCAGGCAGCGCTCGCCAAGCTTCGTGACGAGGCGATCAAGAAAGGTCAGACTGACCTTTCGAATATCAAGATATCATCTTCTCAGCGCGCGCAGATTGACGATATTTCCGAGGCTTATGCAAGGCAGGCCGACGAGCTTCGTCGGGTTCAAGACCAACAGGACCGAGCGGAACAGGCTTCTGATGAATTCTACAGTACGTTTAAGTCGTCAGTAACTGATGCAATCACTAGTGCTAATAGCCTCGCCGATGCGCTGAAGAACATCCTTAACAAACTGGCTGACCTCGCGATTAGCTCTGCGTTCGATGCGCTTTTCAAGCCGGCCAGCGGCGGCGCGAGTGGCGGAGCCTTTGGGAACATCTTCTCCAATATTGGTAAACTATTTAGTTTCGACAGTGGCGGTTACACCGGACCCGGAGGCAAGTACCAGCCAGCAGGCGTTGTCCATAAGGGCGAGTACGTCTTTGACCAGGACGCAGTTAGAAAAGCCGGCGGTCCTGCCGCCCTTGACGCAATGAGGCGGGGACTTAAAGGTTATGCCAATGGTGGTTTTGTTGGCGGCTCACCTTTGCGTGCGCCATCCATGCCGATCCTGCGGTCATCTGCTGCGACGCAGCAAGCGCAATCCGGTATTGCCGACGTTCGTGTCTTTGTGGATCGCGACGGAAACTGGCAGGCCGAGGTCGAACGCATCTCGCAGCGGAACGTGAAACAGGGACTTACTGCTTTTGACAAAACAGGCGCCATGCGAACTGCACGCGATCTACGGCAAGTCAATTCAAGGGGGCTGGCAAGGTAATGGCTGAACTTCTTCCGACTGGCCTTCGATATAAGCCGACTTTCCCGGTCCTGAATCGCCCGGTTTCCATGTCTCAGTACGGGGATCGGGCGATTTCAGCGATTGAGAACGGCGATCCTTTCTGGACTTGGACGGCCAAGATTACAGCGTTGACGAATGCCAAGCGCAATTTGCTCGAGGCGTTCATCGATCGATGCCGCGGCGGTCAGGTTACGGTGCACTACACCCCAAAACACGTTTGCATCCCGCAAGCTTATTGGGGTGACGCTAATAACCCGGCGATAACCGGCACCGCGACGCTGGCTGCGATCAACGGCAATACACTTACGCTAAATGGCGTCGCAGTCGGTCTAAAACTGAAGGACGGCGATTTGGTCGGATTTACGATCGGCGACTACAACTTTATCGCCCGCATCGTTGCTGATGCCACAGCAACCAGCACGAGCGTGCAGGTGAAGATCGAGCCGTTCTTACCGTCCTACATCACAGTGGGCGCGACGGTGAAATTCAAGAGCCCGGTGATGAACATGCGGCTGATGCCCAGAAGTTTTAGCGTTAGCGACGGCTTTTTTCCCGATGCGTCGTTTCAGTTGATTGAGGTGCCGAAGTGAAGGAAGAGAAGATGAAACAGAAAGAAAAGGCGGGGATGCACCCGCCTCTAGTGCATGTATATGGGACTGAATTGCCTGGTGGCATTCCAGTTTTCGATCCTCGCAAGGAAGGTTATTGCAATTTTGCTATGAGGTTTTCTCTGAAACCATCCGACTGATCGTTTCAGCTATTTTTCCCATCTCACCATCTGGCATAGATACTGCGAACAGTGCCTTGCCGAATGTCAGTTGCAACCTAGGTTCGCCCCGCTCTCTATCAAACTCGACGGCAGCACCAGTAGGATGAAGCACTGCACCTCCCTCCGGTACAGTATCGCCGCTTTTGATTGCCTCTTGCGACATCTTGCCTAGGATCACTGAGATAAACGCGCTTACGGTGGCAGATTGGATGGTTTCTACTTTGCCATCAATCTGAATTTGAACGTCTCCGTTTGGCAACGCATTCACGTCAATCATGTATCAAGCCTCCCGTTGTTAACGCGAGCATCAAAGCCGAGTCGCAATCGGAAGTCGAGTATCCCATTACATCAGGAGGGCACATGGCTTTCCCATCACGTCTACAGCAATTGCTCGACGAGGGCAGGGGCAAGATCGCCTCTGCCGTGAAGTTCGAGTTCGGCACCGGCATTTACGGGTTCTTTTCGGGTAAGGGCAGCGTTGATTACGGAGGCCTGACCTATCACGGCAATACGTTGATCGATATCGACGAGCCGATGTATGCTCTCGGCACGGCAGCACAGCCAGTAACGATGCGGTTGCCCGCTGCCGCCGACTTTGGCCTGAGCCCAGACAAGCTCGGTCAGATCGAGCAGGAAGACTACAAGAACCGCCCGGTTACCTTCTACGACTTCTATTTCGATCCGGACACGAACGCTTTCCTTCACGCTGAGCCAACCTGGTACGGGTATGTCGACACCATCGACCACCGGGAGGAAAGCGACGAAGTCTGGCTTGAAGGCCATATCGAGACCGGCGCAGTTGACAATTTCCGCGAGGGCTATCGCTACGCCTCGCATGAGGACCAGCAACTGGTTTCACCGGGCGACATGCTTTTCGAATATGCCGCGAGGATCAAGAATGAGTACTTCAAAATCAAGTTCGGCTAGGGTCCCAGGTTGGGATCGGGCGCTGGAAGAACTTGCGACGGCCCATGTATCGATCACTCCAAAATGGGGCGTCTCGGACTGCCTGATGACGGCGGCCGACGCGATTGAAGCGGTTGCCGGTGAAAATCCACTCGCCGTGTTTCGCGGCAAGTACAAAACCGAAGCCGGTGCAGCTCGCAAGATGCGCGCCAATGGCTGCGAGAACGTCAAGGAAGTGTTTGAGAATTACCTCGAGCTTGAGCCGGTCAATCGCCTCTCAGCCCGCCGTGGTGATGTCGGCGTTATGATCATCAATGACGAATACGTCGCCGGATTCATCTGTGGGTCTGGTTTCGCGGTCAAGCAGCCGCAAGGGCTCACGTTCTTTCCCGTGACCGATATCGAGCAGGCCTACAAGGTCGGCCAGTAACCACCACTACAATCAGCGCCCCTTAAGGTCCGCCAGCAGCGGGCCTTTTTTGTTGCGCCTGCATGAGGCCTCTGTATGCCATTTCTAGCACCGATCGGCGCATTCATTGGCGGCATCGTGTCGAGCGTGGCCGCATGGGCCGCAGCGAGCCCGATCCTTGCCGGTATCGCGCAGACAGCCTTCGGCATTGCGCTCAAATATGCCGTCAACGCGTTATTCCCTCCCAAGACGCAGAGCCGTGCTTCCGAACTGGAAACCCAGTACGGTTCGAATATCCCGCGTTCGGTCATTCTCGGCACCTGTGCGACCGAAGGCCACCACATCTATCGCAACAGCTATGGTAGCGGCGGGCGTTTGATACAGGATGTTTTCGTCCTGTCGAGCTTCCGCATCACTGCTGTGCCGCGTGTTCGCTACAATGGCGAATGGCGTTCGCTCGTGCAGCAAGATTCCGATGGCTACTGGTTGGTGCCGAATGAAGGCACGAGTGGCGACGACCACGATAACGTCCGCGTCAAGTTCTTCTATGGCACGATGGATCAGCAGGCCGAACCGACGCTGATCAATAATGCCCGTCCTGCCGGACGCTGGACTGCAAACCATCGCGGTGCTGGTGTTGCCTACGCAATTGTGTTCTCCGAGCTTCGCAAGAATGGCGACGGCCTGACCTCGCCTGCAAAGTTGCTGTTCGAAGTTGTCGGCGCTCCGCTATACGACTGGCGCAAAGATAGCACGATGGGCGGCGCGGGAACGCATCGCTGGAATGACCAGAGCACTTGGGAATATTCCGACAATCCGCCTGTTCAGATTTACAATCTGGAGCGCGGCTTCTTCAACGGCACGCAGCGAATGGTCGGCAAGGCCGTTCGTGCAAGCCGCCTGCCGTTGGCTGAATATACCCAGGCAGCGAACATCTGTGACGAAGTAATGTCGGACGGCTCGAAGCGTTATCGTGCGCATGCGATTGCCAAGGACGGCCCCGGCGCGAACCATGACGCCAACCTTTCTCCGATCCTCGAAGCCATGTGCGGCTCGTGGGTGGAACGTGTTGACGGCGAGTTTCCAATTGCTGGTGCTCCGCAGGCCATCGTTGCGACCATCACCGACGACGATATCAAGCGCGGTGCGCCGCTTCGTTTCAGTGCCAAACGCAAGCGTACGGAACTGATCAACACTGTCGCGGCTTCCTATGTCTCGCCGGATGACTTCTACGAAACCAAGGACGCGGCAACCCGTATCGATGAAGGGGCGCTGGCCGAAGATCGCGAAACGCTTGCCAGTGCCATTCCTTATGCTGCTGTCACCGATGTGCGGCAGGTGGACCGCTTGGCCGATATCGCCATTCGTGGTGCACGTTATCAGGCATCGGCGGAAATCGTCGTTCATCCGAAGTTCCTCGACACGATCAAGGAAGGCCGGTGGGTGCGCTGGAACAGTTCGAAGTATGGCGACCACACGTTTCAGGTACTGACGCGCCAGCTTGGCGGGATCAATACCGACGGCGCTCGCGATATCTCAATTGCGCTGCAGCAGATCAGCAATGGTGTCTTCGATCCGACCGCATACGAGACCAATCCGCCGAACATCATCGTTATTCCGCCGCCGCAATATCTGGCCGAAGTGCAGAACTTCGATGTCATTCCGATATTGGTCGTTGCCGATGGACAGGGTGAACTTCCCGGCGTTCGGCTGATCTGGGACACGATTGATGATATCTCGGTCGTCGGCGTCGATATCGAATATTGGCCGGCGAACGACCCGTCACAGGTGTTTACCAAGTTCGTGACTTGGGACGTGACAAACGTTCCTATTGTTGAGGGTCTAACGTCGCTCACGGACTGGTTCGTTCGAACGCGCTTGCGTGTGGACAATGGCCGATCTGTAGCTTGGTCGACTGCAACGCCATTCACGACACTGGACGCGCGGGGCGAAGATAGTCCTGTTGATTATGAAGGGCTGGATAGCGACCTTAAGGGCCTTATCAACTGGATCACCGACGATACTCGCGAGCTTATTCGGCAAGGGCAGGAAAACGCCACCACGACGGCTGACAATGCCCTTAAGGCCTATGCCAATGTGTCAAGGCTTAGGCGTCAGCTATCCAGCACATTCGGCACTGCAAAAGCCCAATGGACGGAAGACATTTTCGTCGCCACCGGCCCAAACAGCGCCATTGCACAGCAACTGACGAAACTCAGCGCCGAACTTGACGATAAAGCTGAGGCCAGCGTCGTAAACTTACTCTCGGCTCGCGTCGATGGCGTCGAAGGCGACATGGTTGCCGCGTCGAATGCCCTCACGCAAGTGAACGCTTCCGTTGACGGTACAGTCGCTAATGCGACATGGCGTATGACTGCTCAGGCAGGCGGTGGAAGCTCGGTCAAGATATCGGCTTTTGCTCGCCTTGGTATCGGTGATGTCTGGAAACAGGCCGGTTGGTTCGTCAATGTCACGCCGACGGGTAGCCAGTTCATTGTTGTGGCCAACCAGTTCGCTATTGCCGATCCCAACAACGATGGCAGCTATACCTATCCATTTGTTGTTCAAAATGGACAGGTCTATATTCAGAATGCGCGTCTGGGCACTTTGAACTTCGACATTCTCCAAGCAAACAACGGCAAGCTCATCCTTCGTGGCTACGATAATTTCGCGGATGTCAGGATTTTTGTCTGATGGTTTATGTGGCGTATGGGAAGAAGCCGGGCGGCGATCCGTTCTTCAAAATCATGAAGTATGACACTGACGATCATTTGGCCGTAGCGAATACGGCCTATGATCGCTTTTACTTCAACTCCGAAAACCAGATGGTATCGTATATTTACGAGCCGCAGGCCGCTTACGACGTCAACAAGAACACGTTCCCCGGTGGCGTGATCAACAATGATGCTCCTAGTGGGACCATATCCTTGATTGAAGGCGCGTCAGCCAGTTCATCCAAACGAGCCGTTCATAGTTGGAATAGTGGCGTCACAGCAAATCGTGTAATCCAGTATGTCCAGTTCCTCGAACGATATGATAATCAGGGAATTATTCCAATATTTGAAGCACGCCTGCGAATGCCTAACGGTAGATTGCAGGGACCGTGTTACTACAACAACAAAATTGATTATGTTGGTGCACAGCATAACGGTGTCATCTATTTGAATAACTCTGTTTATACGAATGGAATTTATTCGTCTCCCGGTTCAATTCGTTCTGACTTCAATTATTACGGCAAATGGTATGGCAATGTATTCGACGTGAACAATATTTCCGCAAGAAGCTTGACCACGATCAGGACGCCGATAAGCGGGAACGAAAACTACGAGATTTATACCGCCCTATGGACACTCCCTGCCCATAACGCGCCTATTCCTAACCCGCAAGGGACGCCAGTCCCAGGTCAATGCCCGATAGTGCTTAGCCCCTCACAGGTCGTTATCTGTCGGCGTGGTTTTGATGTCGCAACATCAAGCGGTTTCCAGCGGATTATCGACAGTGATCGCAACCCGCCGCTGTGCATTCTGGCGGGTCAGACCGGCTCTATCGCTGCTGGCGGGACGGCATTCATCGCGGCCCCGGCTGGCGTCACAATGACCACAAGCATGATCGTGGATATGATCGTCAGAATTGAAGACCGTGACTTCATGGTTCCGATGTTCGACAGGGTTTACCGCGATGCGACGAACAATCACTTCATCGAATATACCATCGCTGGAAATGGGATTACGATCTACAACAGCGGTCAATACGCTGTAACAATCAAGTACGTCGTCTTTGGAAACGATATGTCGGCTCCGACGACGGGAGGCTCGCAAGTCCAGCGAACACTTGCCGGGAACCATGTGCAGTTCAAAAAGCCGGGATCGAGTGACACTAACCCGTCGTTGAATGACATCCTGATTGATACCCGCTTTCCGATGCTTCAGGTTATCGCAGAGGGATATATCCCGATTTCGAGTTTCAGTACGGCAAATCGGGTCGATAGCATGTACGGCACCCACGCCGCCGTTGTTAACTTCTCCGCCCCGAATATGTTCGTGTTCCCGAAGATCGTTGGCGTGTTTCCCCATGCTTTGCGACAGGGTTACGGCAACTGGCAACGTAGGCCGGGTGGAACAGAAACGGGACCGTCAAATCAGTCTGTTGTGACAGTCGTTCGCGACAATCAGCTTGTCATCCACCTATCACCGGGCCGACCGACAGAGTTTGCGAACGGCGCTTGGCAATACGACCAGCCAGACCCGGTAGGCGCTCGTTATTACGTTCTTGCGGCGGTCACCACCTAAGCCGCATTTCAGGAGAGAAACATGGCTGTTTTGTCCGACTACACGTCGGGAACGATCACTGTTGCCCAAAATTCAGTGAACTTTACAGGCACAGATACGCTTTGGCGCACGATGCGCTTCCGTGAAGGCGATACCGTGCAGCTACAAGGCTACACGATGGTCATCAAGGGCATCGATGAGCCGGGACAGCCCATCGAAAGCAACACGTCTGGTCAGTTTACGGAGCCGTGGCCCGGCGCAGGCGGAACATTCGAATATCGCATGCGGTTTCTTCCGGACAATGCGCGAGTAAGCGGGCAGTCGGCTGAGTTGATCGAGCTTCTTGGAAACGGAATTCTCGATAACATCGCCAGCGTACCTGTCGAGGACGGCAATTTGCTCATTGGTAATGCGTCGGGGCAGTATGAGCCGATCAGCAAAGGCGCACTCGGTATCCAAGACCCGAATGGCAGCCTTGGCAAATTGGCCGCGCTGACGCTGGCGGCAAACAAGGCAATCACGACCGACGGTAGCGGAAATGTTCAACAGTCTGATCTTGGGACACTTGGCCGTGCATTACTCGCGCTCGCGGCTGGCAACAATACGCAATATGTGCAGGGCGACGGCACATTGCAGGCTAAAGCCGGGTTGCCCGTCAGTACTGCTACCCAGACGGCGTTGAATGGAAAGGCCAATCTAAATGGCGCTGCGTTTTCGGGAGCTATTTCTGCCCAGACGGAAATAACATCAAGAAATCTAAGAGGTTCTGGGGCGGGTGGTGTTGCAACTGCTGGTCTTATTACATCCGGTTTTAATGATGCGCCATACTATGCACGATTTGTATGTCAGGAAGTCATAGGAACAACAGTTCGAGCTGCGTTGCATGTTTATTTAAGTGAAAGTAATCAAGGTTTCTTCCTTTTTGGCGTAGACGGGTCTTTAAATGTTCCAGGCACTCTTTCAAAAGGCGGCGGCACCTTCCTGATTGATCACCCGCTCGATCCGCTCAACAAGAACCTGCGTCACGGCTTCGTCGAAGCGCCTCGCTATGATCTGATCTATCGCGGCACTGTGCAGCTTGAGAATGGTCGCGCCATGGTCGATATCGACGCTGCCAGCAATATGTCATCTGGCACGTTCACCGCGCTCACGACGAACGCCGTCGTGACCAGTCTGCAAAATCAGGAAGGTTTTGCGCGGTTAAAGCCGGGGCCGATCAACGGCGGTGCATTCGAAATCGTCTGTGAAGATGAGAATTGCACTGATCTCGTGTCGTGGGTCGTGATTGCAGAGCGCAATGACCCGTTCGTCAAATCCGATCTTGATCAGAATACCGATGGTGATGGCCGCTTCGTGCCAGAGTTCGAAAAGGAGGATGCGTAATGTCTGCCACTGAAACCATCATCGACAGTAGCCGCATCGGCAAAAAAGGCTTTCCGATGCACTATGCGGCTCTCGGTCTAGAACCGCCGATGAAGACAGTACCTGTAGAAAATGGTGAGCCTAAAACCAATCATCCCGGCATGACGCTGCAGGAATACGCCGCCGCCAAGCGCTGGGAAAAGGAAGTCGGTGGGATCGAGCTCAACGGCCTAACCGTCGCTACCGATGACCGATCGAAAACCATGATCTCCGGTGCGAGGGTGGCTGCGATGGCCAATCCCGACTTCACCACGGCGTGGAAGGGATCTGGCGGCGAATTCGCTCCGCTCGATGCCAGTGCTGTTGTCGCGATCAGCGATGCGGTGCTCGCTCATGTATCGAATTGCTTCGCCACCGAAGCGCAGGTTCTGGCCGGTATTGACGCCGGAACCATTACTACCGTCGAACAGATCGACGCTGCATTTGCAGCTTAGAGCAGGAGCCCAATCCCCGCGTGCCCGCCCCTGTGGCGGTTTTTCATTGCGAGTTTCCGCTTCCATCGTAGAAGAAATAAGCTGTTACGATAGCGGCTGCTATCGCCATGAAAGACCAGAAAATCCATTCAAAATGTGAGTAGACCAGTGATCCCATGAACTCCTCCCAACGCACAAACGTTGGAAGGCTGAGAAAGTTCACTCAATGGAATGAAAAGCCCCGGCAAGGTTTCACTAACTGGGGCGGGCGCATTGGGAAACCACGCTGAAAGCTATGATATGCGCCCAGCCTCCGTGTAGATCGCTAACTGTTAATATTGTCTTCCAGAGACGTGGAAAACCCCGGTCACGTGCGGCAACCGGGGCTACGCAGACCATCCAGTCACGTCAAAGGTCGGCCTACGCTCGTACTGAAATAGCACTGCCGTGAATAAAAGGAAGTCAAACACGGCGGGGCTACGCGTTGCACTGGCGGTGAAGGGGCGTCTGGCTAAAGACCCCAATCCGATCAGTTGCGATTTTTCAGCCACATACCGACTACTATTGCTACCCAGATCAGTATCGCGACTGTCGGGATCCAGATAACCCAATCCATGATCAGAATCCGACTTAAGTCAGTTTACGGAAGGCGACCTGATCCACCTTCGTTATGCCGCTCGGCGTACTTTCGGCTCAGGATATCGAGTACGAATTTTGCCTGCTGTTCTGTGAGCCCTTTTTGTAGGTGTCCGTCGTGGACAACAGCCTGATGGTTGAAAACATCAATGACCGTCCAACTGCCATCACCCTCGCGCTGTATGTCAAAACCATTTTCAAGCATCGTCATTCCTCCGCGTTGATTAAATCAACCGCGAAAGGACAACGAACGGGCGGAACATTCGTTCAATGAAAAAGAAACCCCGGCAACGTGCGGCTACCGAGGCTCCACGCAACTTCGCACATGGCTAGTAAGAACGTTGCGCCGTCGAAGTGTATCATAAGAATATCGTGTGAGGATTATTAAAGCTCGGACAGGGCTTCATAGCCATTTATACTGACAAGCATATCGCCGATCTCAGTCAGTGCCGCACCTACGTCATCGACCCGCCATCCATCCTTAACGGCTGTGTCTACGATCGGCAGCAGGTTAGGCCCAATAGCCTGAATACAGTCTTCGACCCGACCATCATATTCATCGTCCGATTTCGGTACTTTCATTGCTTCCTCCTCATTTTGACGGGAAGAGCCTAACCCGTACTTCACATTAACGTCTCTCCTCTTTTCTGAGGATTGACAGGGCGCCACTTGCGCTCGCGACCTACTTCCACAGGACATCCCCATGAACAAAACAACGTTCTTCGCGTATGCGAGGCGCGCGCCTTTTGGCGGGCGTTTGAGCCAGGCGCAGGTCGACGGCACGTCGGCAATTCTGGCTGAAGCTGAGCGCCGAGGCCTGCCTGACGAGCAGACCGCTTACGTGCTCGCGACGGCATTTCACGAGACGGGCGGCAAGATGCAGCCAATCGAGGAGAACCTCAATTACACCAGTGCGGCGCGTATCAGGCAGGTTTGGCCGTCGCGGTTCGCTTCTGTTGCCGCCGCCCAGCCTTATGTGCGCAATCCGCAGGACTTGGCTAACAAGGTCTATGGCGGCAGGATGGGTAACACCCGCCCGAATGATGGTTGGCTATATCGTGGTCGCGCTTTGGCGATGATCACTGGGCGCGACAACTATAAGAAGTACGGCCTCGGCGATGCGCCAGAGAAGGCGCTGGAGGACGGCACGGCTGTCCGCATCCTGTTCGACGGGATGATCAACGGCAAGTTCACGGGCAAGAGGCTGGCCGACTACTTCGGCAGCGGCAAAGAAGACGCAGTGGGCGCCCGTGCCATCGTCAACGGCAGCGACAAGGCCAGCCTCGTCGCTGGCTATTACCGTAACTTCCTCGACAGCCTTGTGGCGGCGCGTGAAATGAAGCCTGCCGCAGCTGAAGACGCAAAGCCTGACGACGTGCCGCTCCTGCATGACAAGACCGTCCAGACGATCGTCGCAGGTACAGGCGGTACGCTTGCGACTGGCCTTATCGGCGCGGTTTCAAATCCTTGGGCGTTCGCAACTGTCGCGCTCCTGCTGGTCGCAGCAGGCGCGGGCTTCTGGCTCTGGAAGAGCGGCAGGCTCGAACTGAAGAGGGTGGCGGTGTGAGCAAGATAACGGTGGTGATCGAATACGACACGGACACAGAGACGGCGGTCGTTAAGTACTGCGACAAGACGCGTGAATGGCACGGCGCCAAGCTCACCTTCGCTCAGGGAATAACAGAAACACGCGATGGCTATCTGATCCGCCGCGAACGCGACGGCACTGTCTCGATGCTACTGACGGGGATTGCGACATGACTTGGCTCCTAACCTTACGCTCCAAGATGACTGGCTGGGCCGTGGCAATCGCTGCGGCCCTTGCGATTCTAGCGTGTGCTTACCTCAAGGGCAGGGCAGATAACGCTACGAGCGCAACCGCCGACCGACTGAAAGCCGCCAACAAAGCAAGGAAAATCGAAGATGAAACCAGCAAGCTTGGCGGCGATGATGTTGACGCTGCTCTGTCTCGGTGGATGCGTGACAGCCGGTAGCTACTGCGATGTTGCCCGGCCCGTCCGCCCGAGCGTTGAGGATAGCCTGACCGACGGCACGAAGCGCCAGATCCTCGCAGAAAACACGAAACTGGAAAAGCTATGCGGGGTGCGACCGTGACCGGCGCTGAAATCATGGCCGTTGTCGGCTTTATCGTGATGCTGATGGGCTTTCTTTTCGGGCTTTGGAAATACGTCGAAAGCCAGATCGCGAAAGCCGAAACGCGCAACGCTGCGAAAGCGGACGCTGCGACCGCACTTGCCAGCCTGACACGGCAGGAGCTTTCCGACTACAAGCTGCGCGCGGCCGAAACCTTCGCCACGAAGGCAGGCATGCAAGAACAGACGTCCCAGATCATGCGGGCCATCGAAAGTGTGGCGCACCGGATCGACGGGCTCACCGAGCGGATTGATAACATCATGGCGACGAGGACGACGCGCACAAGAATATAGGCGGCATTCGGGCCGCTCTTTTTATATCTCGATTAGAGCGCAGCAATGCGCTCTAATTCTAAACGCTTTTTACGAAGACGTGCAGTTTTCTTCTCACGGTCTGTTTGTTCGGCAGAAATAAGCTCACGCGAAATACGATCTGCGCGCTCCATCGGCGTCTCTTTTTTCTCTACGATATCACTAGCCATTCTTTAATAAACTCCACTGTTGTATTCTATATAGGAGTTTTCCGAGTAATTTCAATTTTTTGACTTTGTGACTTTCCCATTAACACCACGTTTATCGAGACATTCCATCCTTCCTCTTGCGCCGCTCACCACGGCCACCAAACCAAACACGAGGAGACTGTATGTCCCATGACAGACAGGGCGCGGGTGCGCGCCTTTCACACGAAGAACTCTTGCGCCGAGCGGAGGCTTACCGCGAGCACGGCACGCTGGTTAAGGCTGCGGCGGCGCTTGGCATAAAGAAGTCGGCATTTCACGACAGCATTAAGCGGGCGGCAGAGCTGGGGCTATTGGGTCCATCGCCGACGCTACCTGGTTATGCGATCAAGAGCCTGACTGAGACGCCGAACGGCACATATATGCGCCAGACGAAAGAGGCTGGTCCGGTTTACGAGCCAACGGCTGGCCTTGCCGTCAAAGGCAAGACGACGCTCGTCAATGCCGAAGGCCGGGTGCTGACCACGCATATAATGGAGCGGGCGGACGATAAGGCTCGCGCCGAAGCGATGTCGGCAGCTTTGCAAGGCTTCAAGGATGAACTCCCGCGAGCAAAGCCCGTCCTCCCGCCTACGCATACTGCGGGTGACTTGCTGAACCAGTATACAATTACCGATCATCACTTGGGCGCCCTTGCGTGGAATGAAGAAACCGGGGCGGGCGATTACGATTTAAGGATCGGGGAACAACTAATTCTCGACTGGTTTGCCGCGGCTATTGCCCAATCTCCTAACGCCAAGCGTGCGGTCTTCGCTCAGTTAGGCGATTTTCTGCACTACGATTCATTCAAGAGTCTGACGCCAGAACACGGCCACCTTTTGGACAGCGATAGCCGGTATCCAAAGATGGTGCGCGCCGCAATCCGTATCATCCGCACCGTTGTGAGGATGCTGCTCGAAAAGCACGAGCAAGTGGACGTAATCATGTGCGATGCAAATCACGATCCCGCCGGGGAGGTGTGGCTTCGTGAATCTTTCGCTGCGTTTTATGAGGATGAGCCCCGCGTCAACTTCGATACGAACCCGGGAACCTACTCCGTCATTGAGCACGGAAACGTCTCGTTATTCTATCACCACGGCCATCGTCGCGGGACTAAAAACGTGGATTCGATCATGGTCGGCAAGTACCGCGAGATCTACGGCCGCACAAAATACAGTTACGCTCACACCGGCCACCGTCATGCTGACGAACTGCGAACGACCGACCTCATGAAAGTCGAACAGCACGAGACACTAGCCGCTCCAGATGCGTATGGTTCAAACTGGCTTTCTGGCCGCTCCGCCAAAGTAATCACTTACCACAAGAACTATGGCGAAGACGGGCGAGTGATTTTGTCGGCCGCCCGGGTAATGGGCGCCGCGCGTCCGCCGGTGGCCGCGAATGATAACAAGCCCAGCCGTGCGGCAGCCTGACCACCGCGCCGCCCACCAAGCGGCGCTTTCACCACAAACACGAGGAGAGAAATATGGAGCTACACCAGCTTTACGGCGTACATCAGCCGGGCGACGAATGGCAGGAAGAAGACCGCGCTGCGCGAGCAGCGGTTGAAGGGAGGCAGATGAGGGCGGGCGGGAAGGTTATGAGTCACCTGCCAAAACCTTATAACGACAATGTGCCAGTTGTCCCACAACAGGCACGCAAGCCGCTCGTCATCATCGAAAGTCCCTACAGCGGCGACGTTGCGCGAAATACCGAATATGCCCGCGCGTGCCTTCTGGACAGCTTGCGCCGGGGCGAAGCGCCGATTGCGAGCCATTTGCTTCATACGCAAGTGCTGGATGATATGCGGCCTGATGAACGAGAGCTCGGCATTGAGGCCGGTCTCGCTTGGTATCGGGTGGCGGAGAAATGCGTGGTCTATGAGGATCGGGGAACAAGTGGCGGCATGATAACGGGTATCAGGCTGGCTAGACAGTTCGGCGTGCCGGTTGAGTATCGGCGGGTAGAAGCATGGAGGGCAACGGCGTGATCCCTACCTACAGAGAAAAACTAACTGGCCGGAGCCGCCATCGTGCTAACAGCGCGGGGCAGCTTATCCTACAGGTGGAATACAAGACGACAGGAGCGCCCTTGCCTCCGATCTGGCGCGACGCCAAGGCGGAGGACTTGCTTGTGAGCGAAACAACGCCGGATTGCACGTTATGAGTGAGATACCCGCGGATATAGAAAATGCAGCCGTGCGCCTGTGCGAGGCGCATCTTGGCTGGGCAACTTCCGAGATTGTTATGAAAGCCATCCTTGCGGAGCGCCAGCGTTGCGCGGACGTGGCCATCCAGTATTTCCGAAGCGATGAATACAACAGCAATCAACGATCTGCCGGCGCAATGATCTATGTCGCCATCCTTGCAGGAGAAAACGCATGACTTTCCACGTAGGCCAGCAGGTTGTCTGCATCGATGCCAAGGTCGGCTTCGAACAGTTCATCGAGATCAAAGAGGGCGAAGTTTATACCGTAAGCTGGATCGGACCGTTTGAGCACTACACGCAGGGTAGCTACATCGGAGTGCGGCTGAAAGGCGTCGATCGAGGCGTTTGCCCTCAGTTCGGTTACGACAACCCGCCATTCGCAGCGCGCCGGTTTCGGCCGCTTGTTCGCGATAAGCTGTCTTCGCTGCGCGGTTTGCTTGCGGGCGGGCCGGTGACTGAGAAGTTCGAAGAGCCGAAGCGGAAGGTGAGGGAGGAAGTCTAATGGTTCCAGACGCACGAATTGACCGTGAAATTGCTCGTGGCGAACTGGATACCAGAAAGCAGCCCATGCCAAAGCCGGTTCACTTAACAGATCTAGGGCTTCGCGCATCCGCATCTCCCGTCACTTCCGACGGCGGCAGCACAAGCTACTACGAGCTACCGCCACAAGCGACCGAGCTCAATGACCTGATCGAGCACAAAGGCATGTCCTTCGCGCTCGGCAACATTTTCAAGGCTTGCTATCGGTTCGGAGAGAAAGACGCGGCCAGCCGCGTGTACGATCTGAATAAGATTATATATTTCGCGGAGAGACTTAAGAAAGTTGAAGCGAACAAAAGAAAAAGCGGGTAG